CCACGAGGGCGTAGTCGCACGATGCGACTTGAATGAGACGAACGCGATTCACCAGCGGATCGAGGCCCGTGGTCTCCGTGTCCACGCCCAGCGCCGCCCCAGTCTCCCCGAGCTCGGCTACGCGCCGCTGTAGGAGCGCCGTGTGCTGGGGCCCCGCAATGAAGTCGAAATCGACATTTTCCAACGTCTTCTTGTGCTCCAAAGTTTCAATTGACGGCATAATTGCTCAAATGCATTAAGTGGATGGACCAGCTTTCCCTTAGCTTTGCGCAAGAGGCAGCATTAAGGCAGGTTGATGACTGCACAAATATAGCAGAACTTAAGTCCCTAACAAAGACTTTAATGAAGACTCACTTTGAGTCTCGGTCTTTCATCGCACAACTGATGCTGCGCGACTTACCCAACATCCAAAACGTCAAGCCCCCCGGGCAGGCTCACCAGCCACCCGGGTAGTCCTCAGCCTCCCAGCAGGTTGGCACCTCCTCCGGCTCCTCGCGCGCGGGCGCGCGTGTAGTGCCTGTGGGGATGTCCGTTGGACGATGATCACCGAGATCGCCCTCGGTGACTCGATTTGCTTTACGGACAAAATCCGCCGTGTCCGATAAAGATTCGCTCGGCGCTTCCTCGGCCGGAGGCTCCGCTTCCACGACCTCGTTTATCGGACACGCCGTTTCGGTGTCCGATGAAGATTCACTGCGCTGGAAGAACTCTGGAGGTTCATCGACCAAAGGACATCCAATCAGAGACAACGCACGCGCGACCCTGTAGATGACGGGGTTCTTACCCCGTCCCTGCACAGCCCGGTTATCCCGCTCCATCAACCCGTCCTCCACCCAGCGCTCCAGCCACCTACCCACCGTCCTCTGCGATGGCACCCGAGCCCGGTCTCCACGGGCCCCCTGCATGAGCCCCAGGAGCTTCCGCCACACCTCCTCCCTAGTCAGCCCCACCCGAGCCCGTTCCTCGCCCTCCTGGGCCTTGCAGCCCTGCTTGACGATGTCCAGCACCTGGGTGAAGGGATCGGCATCTCCCTGCCCGTCGTCCTCCATGCGCACCGTGGGGGTGTAGTCGTCCACCGAGTACGCAAAGTTCTCGTCGCGCGACACCTTCAGCAGATCACCTTCGCGGCCAGCGCGGCTCTTCTTGATCTGAATCATCCGCACCGAGGCCGGGTTGGTACCGCGCTCCCGTAGCGCCTCGCGCTCCTCATCCTTGAGCTTGCGCAGATGCCACTGCTCGTCAACGGCATTGATCAGGTAGCGGTTACCCCGCACCTCCCCGTTGGCGTTGTCGTGGTGGATCCAGATGATTGAGCACGCCGGGAAGCCATCCTCCGCCGGGCTGCCGTTGGCCTCGTTGTACCAATAGAGCGGGGTCGCAAAAGCCTTCTCGATCTCCGAGACCTGCATGCGGCTCGAGCATGACCCAATCGAATCGACGATCACCAGCACCGGCTTGTATTGCCGCACCCAATCCGCAAACTCCCGCATGTGGTTGAGCTGGAAACCGCGGATGACCCGGAAGTTGGGGTCCGACGGATCGATGTCGTTGTCCTGCAAATCCCGCTTCAGCTTCGCCAGCGTCTGGTCCGACTGAATCCACAGCACCGGCCCCTGCACCACGTTCACGTCGATGCCCCGCACCCGCATAGGGCGGCCGCTTAGCACCGCCTTGGCCAGACCCAGGCACGCCGAAGTCTTCCCGACCCCGCCCGAGGCGTGCATGATCACCTGCCCGGGCCTGACCAGCAGGTTTGGAATCACATAATTCTGGTCGTCAACCTCGTCAAACCACCGCGCCGAAGTGTTTTGAGCATCCGCCGACTTCTTGTAGCGGTACTCCCCGAGGGCGGACTCACAGTCCTTGCCGTTCATCCGCCGGCCGGTCTCCACAGCCAGCTGCGCCATGCGGTCCGAGCGCACCGACGGGTTCCGCTCGCTGTCGTAGATCCGCCCCAGCTCCTCGAAGAACTCCACCGAGGACATCCGCACCTGCGGCACCTCCTTCTGGACCTGCGCCCGGGCGTCTTCGGGGTAGTTCAAGCCCAGCTTCCCAGCTATCTCCGCCACATACCGCTCAAGGTCGGGCCCCTGCGGGCGCTCCGCATACAGATCCCCCACGGTGGTCTTGTGGACGAAATCGAGCACGTCTCCACCGACACCGCAGGCTTTGCAGTCCCAGCACCCCGTCGTCATGGAGTACTGAAAACTGGTACCACTCTTCCCACCGTGCCACGGGCAGCCGCTCATGCCCTGCGGGTTGTCCCCACTGCGCTGCTTCCAGCCGTACTTGTCGAACGTCGGATGGGTGAACACCAAATCCGACAACCGAGGGCGCAGCAGCTTCTGCACCTCCTCTTTGAAGAACCAACCGCGTATCTGTCGGCTCGGGATCGCCGTCTCCCCGAGCTCGGCATCCAGCGCCTTCTGATCGGCGTCGCTTAGCCACTGCACCGGCTTGCGGAAGCTGCGCAGCACATCCAGCACCCACTCGGGCACCAGTGCAACCTCGCCGCCGTTGTAGTTCAGCCACTGATAGGGCCGCTTGGTGTCCGGGTGGGGGCTGCCTGGCACCACGCTCTGGCACTGGTTAAAGCGCAGCACGACCTCCTCGTAGGGCAGCTCGCTGGCTTCCCCCTGCTTCGTGTGGCGCTCCACGTCGCTGTGCCCCAGCCGCCACTCCCCCTCTTGCCGCAGGATCAGCGTCTTGACGTGCCGCAACTCGGGCACCACCGAGGCCGGAACCCTGTACAGCAACTGCCGGCGCCCGGGCTTGCCCGACGTCCACGACATGGTGCGCTCAGCGCCGTAGGCGTCGTAGCCCTCCGCCGCCGCTTCCGCGTAGCGCTTGTCGGCCTCGGGCCCATCGATGTCGAGTGCAATCAGCCCCCCGCTGAACTCGCCGGTGACCACCCCGAGCCCGTGGTACCCCGAGTTCGCCTTGTAGGCCTGCTCACAAAGGTCACGGCTGAGCGGTTTGGTGCTCCATTCCTTGACAAAGGTGGCTTTACCAGCTACCGGAACAAACGTCCACCAATCAGGGAATACGTTTTTCCGCAACAGTTCTATGGCTCGACCTTGGAGTTGGTCCGAACCATTTGCAATTCGCGTGTTTTCCATTAGCATTTGAGACAACAGAAGACCAACCAACCCTCCGCCGACCAGCGGGGGGTTTTTCTTGGCCGTATCTCACGCTAGCCGGATCCCTCGGATGCTGCAACTCATCCACCCGAGCCCGGCAAAGCGCACGCACTTCTGCACGTCTGCGCGGTTTTCTTGACATGCCCCCACCACCTGTGTAGGATGCGCATGTGAGACCGAGCTAAATGCTCTGGTTTCCGGCACTACATCCACTACACAAGGGATTTCGCCACATGTCCGTTTCTGACTTCCTCTCCGCCGATCTCATCGATGAGATTGCAAAAGAGTCCTCCGGCTCCGGCCGCTACCTGACCCCCTCCAAGATCGACGGCGAAGTTCGCGTCCGCTTCTTCGGCGCCGGTATCACCGGCTTTGAAGCCTGGACCGACGACAACAAGCCCATCCGCTGGGAAACCAAGCCGGAAGAGCTCCCCGCCAACGTCCGCCAGCAGGAGGGCTACCAAACGCTCAAGCGTTTCGTCGCCGGCCTGGTGTACGACTACAGCGCCAACGACTTCAAGATCCTCCAGATCACCCAGAAGACGTTGATGGACCAACTGTTCAAGTTTATCAAAGACGAGGACTACGGCGACCCCACCACCTACGACATCAAGATCGGCAAAACCGGTGAAGGCAAAAAGACCGAATACACCTTGGTCGCCGCCCCACCAAAGGCCGTCAAAGCGGATCTCAAAACCCGCTACGACGAACTGACTTGCGACCTTGCCCGCCTCTTTGACGGCGACGACCCCTTCGCCACGGCCGCCGCCTGACCTAACTCCCGGGGGCGATCACGCCCCCTTTTTTACGCACCTGATGGACACCACCAAACTGCTCGGCCGCAACATCCGTTTCCACTTGTTTCGCACCGAGTCAACCCTGAAGGACGTAGCTGACGCCGCCGGCATGTCGACCTACTCGCTGGGCCGCCTGGCCAGCGGCAAAACCAAACTGATCGACCCCAACGTTCTCGTCGATCTCATGCGAGTCTTCCGCTGCGACGCCAACGCCCTGCTGCTCCCCATCGATGGCGTCCCCTATGACGGCTAGCCGAATCCGCGGCCTCCCCAAATACGAGCCCGTCCGCTCCCACGCCAACGGCGACCGCACCTACGCCACCCCGCTCGGCTCCTGCAGCTCCGTCACCACAATCCTGTCCAACACCCGCGACAGTTCCGGCCTCGAGCAATGGCGCGAGTCCGTCGGTGAAGCCCGCGCCGACTTCATCTGCTCCCTGGCCGCCTTCCGCGGCACCCGCCACCACGACCACGTCGAACGCTTCCTGACCGACGGCACCGAGCCCGCTTTCGATTTCCTTAACACTCCCTACTGGAACAGCAGCCGCGACTTCCTGCGCCGCATAGATCAGCCGCTGGTGATGGAGGGCGCCATTTATCACCCGCTCCGCTACGCCGGCACGTTCGATTGTATCGCGTACATGGATGATGACGGCGATCAGCCTACTTTGCTTGATTGGAAGACCGCGGATAAAATACGCAACCCAGCCAAGATGTACGAGTATTCTTTACAGGTAGCCGCTTACACCGCCGCCGCCAACTACGTCTACAAGCCCCAAGGACTCAACATCATCCGAGCGCTAATCGTCGTGGCCATCCCCGACGAAGCCCCCCAGATCGAGGAGCTCAGCCCCCGCAAGCTGACGCAGTACATGCAGCACTTCGAAGCCCGCATCAAACGATTCACCCGAGCACGTCACTAAACAAAAAAGTAATGAGAAAGATCAAACCACTTCCTACCAAGGAACGACTCTACGAGCTTTTTACATATAGCTTTATAGAAGGTACACTTTATCGTAAAAGCTACCCTGAGACTAAACCAGTTGAGGCTACCGCTCGCTCCCGAGGATACGCTAGTACAAGGGTCGACGGGGTTCCATACCAACGGCATCGCCTAACATGGGCGTATTTTTACGATGACCCAGGTGCTACTAATGTTGATCACATCAACCGCATTAGAGACGACAACCGCATTGAAAACCTACGACTAGCGACCGAGTCACAAAACAGGCGTAACTCTAAGATGTACTGTACGAACACTACTGGCTTTAAGGGGGTGTACTACGACGCAAGACGCAACAAATGGCAGGCCATAATGTGCATGAACAACCGGAGAATCCACCTCGGTTACTACTCCACTAAGGAAGAAGCCGCAGCCGCCTACGCCGAAGCTGCTAACCGCCTACATGGCGACTTCGTGGGGGAGCTGCAATGACCCGACCCACCCCCGTCCACGCCTTCGTCAGCAACGTCATCGGCGGCGCCCTTCTCTACCAACGCGCCCACGCCCGCGGCATCGACCCCACCGAGCTGGAAGCTCCCGACAGCTACGCCACCATCGAGCTCTACAACGAGCTCACCGAAGAATTAGGCCTCAGCTTCGAGCACGCCAGCCACCATGTCCTAGCGAGCATGGCCCACCTCCTTTGCGAGGACTCGGTGCTGGCCGCCAACCAGAAACAGCTAGCCCGCATGCTCTGGGAAGTCCTAGGCGACCCCAAGAACAACGGCACCGAGCCCCCCGCCGTCTACACCGAGGCCGCCAAGGTCGTCTACGCCTGGATGCTCGTTTTCATCCACCCCACCTTCATCAACTCCTGACCATGCTCATCGGCATCTACTCCCCCGCCGCCGGCTCCGGCAAATCCGCCATCGCCGACTACCTGATCGCCCACCACAACTTCGCGCGCCTCAGCTTCGCCGAACCCCTGAAGGACATGGTCCGCGTCCTCCTCGAGAACTTCGGCTACTCCCCCACCGACGCCCACGACCTAACCCACATCCACAAAAGCGCCCCGATCTACGAGATCGACCCCCGCATCGACTCCCGCCACCTGCTGCGCACCATCGGCACCGAATGGGGCCGCGCCTGCATCCACACCGACATCTGGCTGCGCTGCTGGACGGCCCGCTATATGCGCCTCACCTCCGAGGGCTACGACCGTATTGTTGTGGACGACATGCGCTTCCTAAATGAGGCCAACCTGCTCGCCCGCTTAGACGCCCAACTCTGGGCCGTCGAGCGCACCGGCACCCCCCGCACCACCGCCCACGCCTCCGAGGGCGGCCTCGACTCCTTGAAGCTCCTCAGCGATCCCACTAACGATTGTTCCCTCGGCTTCCACCATTTGATCAACAATGATGGCACCTTGGGCGACCTTCACTTTCAAGTAAACGCCCTTCTAACTACGCCACAATCCCCCTAACCTCCACCCGTGCCTCCAGAACCGCCAGTAGTAGACCCGGCCGCATTAGCCACCTCCCTACTACCCCCCGCGGAGCTGGGCCCCCTAATCAACAGCACATGGAGCAGCGATCGGACTATCAGCGCCAACCTCTACGCGGTTGTGTACACAGCCCTCGAACTCGCGCTATCTAGGCACTCCTCGGCGCCCCTCGCCTAAGCCATGTCCGACCTCATAAACCAGTACCTGACCAACATTTCGCGACACCCAATCCTGTCCCGCGAAGCCCAACTCCGCCACTCCCGCCGCATCCAAGCCTGGGTGCGCTACACACCCCCGGGCACCACCGAGCCCGACCGCAGCGCCGCCCCCACTTCCATCGTGCGCGCCGGCCGCCGCTCCCTGGACGTCATGGCTCAAAGCAACCTGCGCCTCGTGGTGCACATCGCCAAGCGCTACCAGCACCGCGGCCTCGAGCTCGGCGACCTAATCCAAGAGGGCAGCATCGGCCTCATCCGCGGCATCGAACTCTTTGACCCCACCCGCGGCTACGCCTTCAGCACCTACAGCTACTGGTGGGTCCGTCAATCCATCACCCGCGCCCTGTACAACCACGCCCGCCTAATCCGCCTCCCCATAAACACGCAAGAAACCCTCTTCCAGATCCGCCGCTTCGTCAACCAATACACCGCCACCACTGGCGCCGCCCCCTCCGTCGACACCATCTCCACCGAGCTCGGCCTGCCGGCCGCCCGCATCGCCGACACCCTCACCGTCTGCGCCGTCACCGACTGCGTCTCCCTCGACGGCCTCACCCCCAACTCCGACACCGACATCGCCGAGGTGATCAGCCACCCCAATCCCCCGCTGTCCGCCTCCCCCGAAGCCACCCTCTTCTCCACCGAGCGCGAAGACCTGGTGCTGGGCGCCCTCGCCGGCCTGCCCCCCGACGAAGCGCACATCATTACCACCCTCTTCCTGCGCGGCGGCACAATGCAGCAACTCTCCACCGAGCTCGGCATCTCTCGCCACCGCGTCAAGACGGTCTACAAGCGCGCCACCCACCGCCTCCGCACCGAGCTCAACTGGAGCCACGAGATGTTCACCGACTAGCCATGGCCGCCCTGCCCCTGCGCCCCCTGCGCTTCTACGAAATCTGGATGCTGAAGTTCCTGTCGCGCAGCCCGCGCATCCACCAGATCATCGTGGTGCAGGACGCCCTACCCCCAACCCCCGCCTCCCCCGAGGTCGTCGACTACCTGGACGCCTGCTACCAGGCGGAGCTCTAAGCGTCCGCGCTACCGGCTCAACCAGATTGCATGCCAGGTACCCACCAACAAAAGCGCCCCGACCACGCCACTAATCGCCGCCACGCGGATCTCGTGGTCGCGTATCGCGCCCTCGATCAGCAGCCGCACCTGGTCTTCGTCCATGGGCGGAGAGTAGCTACAGCCCCCGAGCGCGCAGGTAGGGAGTGTTACAAAGTGTGCGTACCTGGACTTATAGCTAACCGTAGGCGTGGATTCATATACATTTTTCCTGACGAGTTGGACGTGCCGTACGCATGTGTCCCAGTCTCACCTGAGACCCAGGGTTGGATTGCTGAGACTCAGATGAGACTCAGGCCATCTCGGTGAGACTCATGAGACTCAGCTGGGAGGCTTGACGGACCGGGCAAGGTATGCCATACTGGCTCATGCGCGCGCATGCCGCGCGTTTCCGTCAACGGTTCCCGCGGTCCCCCCGCGGATCGCTTGACAGACCCGCAGAGCGTATGCAATGCTTGATCCATCGAACGGGCCCCCGGCATGCGGAGCTCAACCCCTAGGGTTGGCTCCCCCCGGGCCCCGATCGATCCCCCGCCCTCCCGCGGGGGGCTTGACGGATCCGCAGAGCGTATGCAATGCTTGATCCATCGAACGGGCCCCCGGGCCGGTTCGCAACCTTACCCCATTCTGTGACTTTATGCGCTAGGTAGCTTTCGACTGAGACGCGGCGGGATGCCGCGCAAACCTACTGATACAGGTGACGTGTGATCCATGGCCCCATCGCAAATCCCTCCGCCTATGGCGCCTGGTGACTAGCGAGCAAATCCCTAGGGGTGGGAAAGCACTGATCTGAATCGACCGATCCCCCCAGGGAAGGTAGCCAGAGTGTGGAGGGAGCTGCAATGCTCCTCCGTCAAAGGACGCGACGACGCCCTCGCAGGGAAAAAGCGCCCACACCAGCAGCCTCAGCCGTCAAAGCCAGTCACCCGTGAGGTGGCCAAGGTGGACTCGCTGTGCTCGCTCCTATTCCGTAAGGCCCTCGGCGATGCGTATCTTCAGTCTCTCCCCCCATCTCCGGGCAGTGCGTGAGAACCTGAGAATCCCCTACGTCAATGCGTGATAGCTGTTTGTAACAGCCGGTAACGCAGTACCTCTACGGGCCAGGTTCATAGCGTTTCAGGTGGTACGGGTTAGACCAATACTGGGATACATACTCCCGGCTAGGTGATACCTAGCAGCGGTCGCTGTGTGTCGACCGTGGCAATGGGCATAAGGCTCTGCTCAACACACCCAACCCATCTCCCCCAGAAGTTCCCCCTGGCGCACTGCGTCCGGGGGTCTTTTGGCTGAGGTGCTTTGCACCTTCATCCACCAAGCTGTAACCAGCATGATCACCCGTAAACAGTACCTGGCGGATTCCACCGCTTTGTTTCACCCCTATTACTTGCAATTTGCCGACAGCAAGCTGCGCTCTCGCGTAATGGGCGCCTTCGGACCTGAAGAGCTTGCCCATTCCACCGATCCCCATTTCAATGACATCTCCCTATCCCGCTGGGATGACCTAGCCCGCAGCTCCTACCCCTTCATACCTCATAAGCGCATAACGGCTGCCGGCGACTTCTACTCCCTGAGCTTTGGTGTCTGCCTGCTCAAAGCCATCGCTCGTGACATCAAGCAAAACCTCCCCAAGGTCGCCCAATGATCCAAGGTCACGCCACTGCCGAGCACTTTGCTCGCTGGGAGTCCCATGCCAAAACGCTGGACCAATACTCCCTCCGCTACATCATCAAGGACTGCCACCAAGCCGCCGCCGGCATGCGCGGCTGGAATCCCTCCCGTGAGGGCTATTACCTGGACCAAGCTGCCACCTATGGCATGGAGCTCACGCTCCGCAACCGCACCCTCCCCGCCGGACTGCGAGTCCGCCTCACCGCATGAGCTACCACTCCCCCATCCACCGCGCCCCCACGGAATCCTTCTCCGAGACCGTGACCTGGCTATGCGACCTCCTTTCAGTCGACCGCCGCATTGCCACATTCCTCGTCTGGGATGTGTGCACCAAGATCGGCACCGATCGCCACTACTGGATCAACACCGACCACGCCCACCGTTACATCGCTGATCTTTAATCCCATGCGCAAAGCTCTCCCCTACCGCGTAGTGCGTAAAGGCACAACATTCACTGCCTACGGCATGACTCCGGATTGCGTACTTTCTCAACACCGCACACTAGAAGCTGCGCAACGTGCCTTTGACCGGGTAACAGGCAGGGCCGTGCTTATCGGCCCCGAAGGCACCACCCTCAACCATCGCATCGTGTGACCTCATGACCCTTTCCCCATACGACAAAGCCACCGAAGTGTGGTTCTTGCTCCATAAAGCAGAGCAACTTGTCATCAACGACAAGGCTTATCACCCCAATGTCCTGCAAATGCTCAACAACTGCATGGACGTTGTTGAGACCCTCCAGCACGACATAGAGGCATCCGGCAACTGAAGCACCCCCGGAGCCGTTCCCCTGCGGCCGGCTCCCTGGGCGCCTCGCGCCTCATCCACCCAAGCTGTGATCAGCTATGCCAACCAATCCCAACGGACGGGTCCTCTACGAGGGTCCGTCGATGCTTGATGGCGCGCCCATTGTCGTTATCGCGACCGGCTTTGCCGAGTCCAGCGCCAACGACAAGACGGGCTCCATGATCCAAACCTGGATCCTCCGCGCCGACCTCCCGCCCCACCACGCCTTCAAGTCCCCCGAGGGCGCCTCCGTCTGCGGCGACTGCCCGCACCGCCTCAACCGCACCTGCTACGTCCTGTGGTACCAGGCGCCCCTAGCCGTCTGGAACTGCTGGCGCACCGGCGCGGGCTACGCCCCGGCCACCCCGGCCGACTTCGACGGCCGCGACCTACGCCTCGGCTCCGCCGGCGACCCGGCCGCCGTCCCCCGCTGGATCTGGGAGTCGATCCTCCCCCGAGTGCGCAAGCGCACCGGCTACACCCACCAATGGCGCCGCGGCGTTGGCGCCTGGCTCCGCGGCACGGTGCAAGCCAGCTGCGACTCCCTCACCGACCTGACCGACGCCCGCGGCGCCGGCTGGCGCACCTTCACGGTGCTCCCGCTGGGCGAAGCCGACCCCGCCGGCACCATCCACTGCGCCGCCTCCACCGAGCGCGGCAACAAAACCAACTGCGCCACATGCGGCCTCTGTGACGGCGCCTCCGCCGACGTCTCCATCTGGGCCCACGGCACCCGCGCCGCCCATGTCCAACCCTCTACCCCCGCCCTCGCATGAACCGCTACCTGCTACTCGGCCTCGCCTTTGGCCTCACCCTGGGCGCCGCCATCATCCTGAGCACCCGCTCCTCGGCGCCCTCCGCGCCTCCCTCCGCCCTAGCCGACCACCGCACCCTCACCACCTACCCCGGCCCATGAACCCCCGGCTCACCGTCGACTTCGTCGATCCCGCGCCCACTGTGGCGCCCCACCTCGTCCAATTCGCCTACAGCGAAGACCTCCGCGTCGCCGTCATCCACGCCGACGGCGCCGGCTACCGCGTCGTGTGGGACTCCCACGGCGACTACACCCCCCTAGCCGACTACATCTCCCACTCACTAGATGAGTGCCAAGCCCACATACAAGCGCACGCCCCCGCCTGGGCCGCAGCGCACGCGCAGCAAGTTGAGCTATCCGACTAGATTGCTTGCGCTTCCCCCACATACCTGCTACCTTTCACTTACTTGCCCACCCCCATGCAACTCAAGACCCGCAACACCCGCACCTACAGCCCCACGGGCACCATCGGCCGCCGCCTCTCCAAGGCCTACGCCACCCAACTCGAATCGCAGCGCCTCACCGCCGAGCTCACCGGCCACCGCCAATGGATCTGCACCCGCATGATCCAGCTCAACCTCGACCGCATCGAGCACGGCGACCTCCTCGTTGTGCGCAAGGTCCGCCACCGCTGGACCTACACCCCCGAAACCGAGGCCGCCATGCTCGCCCTCCGCAAGATCCAGGACCGCGAGCAGGCCGAAGGCCTGGCCACCGACACCCCCACCGTCTACGTCTCCCTCTCCACCAACTTCGCCCCATGAACGCCACCACCCTCTCCCCCACCCAGCTCCACCGCACCTGGGTCGCCATCGAGCGCAACGGCGGCGGCTTCTGCGAGCGCCTGGCCAGCGCCTGGTTCCACGCCGACGACCGCAACAAGGCGCGCCTCGACCACGCCTTCGAGCACCTCCTCACCGAGTTCGGTCCCGGCTCCATCTACTACATCGACCGCCCCCTGTGATGTACCAGTTCACCTTCGCCCGCCAAACCCCCGGCCCCCGCGCCGCCCTCCTCCAACGCGTCACCGTCACCGCCCCCACCAGCGCCTACGCCTGGGCCCTATTCGAGGCCCTCTACCCACAGCGCCACTTCATAGCCTTCACCTGCACCCATGTCTGACCTCACCCTCCCCTCGATCCACCTCAACGGCTCCGGCCGCCGCATGCTCACCGAGGACTACACCACCGCGTACAACGCGCTCCAGGCTGCAATCCGCGCTTTCCAGAGCGTCGAGTTCAACGCCCGCGACTATTACACCCAAGGCGCGGACGCCTTCTACCAAGCGCGCAGCCAGCGCGACGTCCAGCTGCAACACCTAGCTGGCGTTCAGCACTACCTCGAAGCCCACCTCATCCACCTCAGCGAATGAACGACCCCGCCTTCAACCTGGCCCAAGTTGCCATCCACCCCACCTGGTACGACCACCTCGACGCCGTCGAAGACGCCATGGCCGAGTGCGCTCGCGTCGAAGCCCTCCGCTACTCCGCCGGCTGGGAAGCCGACGAAGGCGGCTGGTATTCCCCCGACGGCACCCCCGAATCCGACTGGGCCGACGAGGGCCTCCCATTCCCCGAGGACGTCGACACCTACACCGCCTGGCACAGCGCCTACTACCACTACGAGGCCCTAGACGTGGGTATCCCGCAGCTAGACCCCTACCCCAACGCCCCAGCCACCGCCTAATCCCCCGGAGGGCTGCGCCTCCGTCACCAACGCAGCCGGCCCCGCGCCGGCCCCCCTACCCCCTTCCGCACCATGCGCGACTACTCGCCCAACGTTGTCTCCACCGCCTACGCCGCCAACGGCACCGGCCCGGCCGTCTACGGCCGCTACCGCGACCGCGGCTACGAGGTCAACCCCCTCACCGCCCGCGTCGGCACCCTCGTCCCCGAGAACGTCTCCGCCTCCGAGGCCTTCGCCATCGCCGGCCTGGACTGGACCGCCCAAAAGCAGCCGGTCTACTACCTCGGCGCCGACGGCCCGATCGTCTCCCCCGAACACTGCGCCATCGTCCGCAGCGACAACTCCTCCTGCCTAGGCATCCACGGCTCCGGCTACACCCCCGTGCAGAACACCGCCCTGGTGAACCTGCTCGACTACCTCCGCGAGGACATCCGCCTCGAGAGCGTCCTCTCCATCCACAACGGCCGCCGCGTATTCGCCACCGCCACCATCGACACCGAGGACGAAGTAGTGCCCGGCGACAAGGTCCGCCGCTACCTCCACCTCTTCAACTCCCATGACGGGAGCACCGGCTTCGGCGTCTTCTTCTCCGATGTCCGCCTGGCCTGCGCCAACCAGCTCAACTACCTCACCGGCCGCGCCGCCTCCAACGCTGCCGCCGCCGGCGATGGCCTCCGCCGCAAACACACCTCCTCGGTGACCGCGTTCGCCTCCTCCCTGCCCCACCTAATCGACCTCGAGCGCCGCAGCTTCGCCTCCTCCATCGACGAACTGCGCGCCCTCACCAGCGTCAAGCTCACCACCGAGATCGCCCGCCGCGTCCTCGAGGCCACCTTCGCCGACAAGCTCGCCACCCCTATCCGCGACAAGACCACCGACACCAAGCGCCCCCGCACCCTGGCCGACCTCCCCGAGATCCTCACCATCCGCGAGCACTACGCCGGCAACACCGGCCTGGGCATCAACACCATCCCCGGCATCGCCGGCACGGCCTACGCCCTGTTCAACGCCATCACCCAACACGAAACCCACGACTCCGGCCGCGCCAAAGACGAAACCGACCGCGCCCGCACCCGCCTCATCAGCCTGTGGGGTGGCGAGAGCGCCAAGCGCATCGACCGAGCCCGCACCGCCGCCCTGGCGCTGGTCTGAGCCCCCACCAAGAAAGACCCCGGAGTTACCACGCCCCGGGGTTGGTGCCTTCATCCACCCAGTTGTTACCAACCGAGCCCCCGTAGCTTGCCATGCCCCCTTCACCGCCGCGCCCTACGCTGGCCCTAGGCGCCCCCGCTCGATGCAAATCCCCGACACCCCCGAGGAGCTCTTCGAACGGCTCAGCGACAGCTCCGTCCGCGAGATCTTCGCTAACTACGACGAGCTCAAGCCCCGCCACCGCAAACTCGTCCACCTCTTCCACACCGAGCTCACCAAGGGCAGCCTCACCGACGCCGCCTTCCTCGACTCCCTGGCGTTCATCACCGTCCTCTGGCGCTGCTTCAACGCCACCGCCCGCCACAACATCGAAGCGATCATCACCGAGAGCGACGACATCGACACGGCCTGGATCAGCGCCGCCGTCGACTACGGCAAGGTCGAGCAGTTCATCCATTCCATCCTCAACCTCTACGACGCCACCCCCGACCTCACCGAGATCGAAGACAGCACCACCTACCAGCTCCGCCCACGCACCTAGCGCCCTTGCCAGACTGAAGCAGCCGGCCCATCCCCGGGCGCCCGCGCCAGCCGGCCCTCCCAGTCTTCACCCTCCCCACGGCTTAGCCGTTGCTCTGGCATGTCTGTGCCCGCATTCGCCGCCTACGACCTGTTCAACGTGACCACAGGAATCGCGCTGTACCGCACCTTCGCAACTCCCACTGAGATTCTCGCCGCCAATGACAACCTCCGCAACCGCGGCTGCCCCAGCCGGTACTACCCCGCCGGCACCTTCCACGCACCTTCGCTACACCATCCCACCCCCTAATGGCCACCCTTGACATCGACACCTACGTCGACCTAATCGAACGCTGCGAGCGCCACTACGCCGCCCAAGGCTTCGTTAAGTGGACCGACCTCGCCACCGAGCTCGGCGTCTCCCGCCAGCTCATCCTCCAGAAGCTCCAGCGCGCCGTCTGCCACGGCCTGGTCAGCCCCGCCGACCTCGACCGCTTCCGCTCAACCGCGGCGCGCACCCGGCTGGGCCGCACCAACGAGGACATCCGTCGCGCCAACGACCGCTTCCGCGTCCAACTAACGCTGACCTCCGACAACCACCAGTGGCTCCGCGCCCAAGTGCAAAGCCGCCCCGGCGTCACCACCGCCGACCTCATCAACGGCCTCATCACCCGAGCGCGCGAATCCGCTCTCTAGCTGCCCCCATCCGCCTCCACCACCATGCAACCCACCATCTGGACCTCCCTGGCCCGCTACTGCTCCGAGCTGGCCCCCGTCGTTGGCCCCCTACTGGCGGCCACCTCCGAACTCGCCCAGGCTGTCGACCGCGCCGCCCTCCCCTCCGCCTCCACCCGCAACCTCATCACCACCGAGCTCGACAGCGAATGATCCACAGCGACCCGCTGACCCTCCCCGACGAAGCCTTCCTCACCCGAGCTCGCGCCATGTGCGCCACCAAGGTGTCCCACCCCAACCGCCAGGCGGCCACCGCCGCCATGCGACGCGGCAGCTTCAACGGCACCCCCTACCGGTGCCCCATCTGCGACACCTGGCACACCACCACCTACGACCGAGCCCGGTCCAAACAATTCTCCCGCCGCCTATCGCGCCTTTTGCGCGACCCTTAGCTCTACTCCTACCCATGAGTCTCCACCATGATTACCTTCTTCGTTATTTGGTTCTTACTTGCGGTCCTAGCGCTCGTTGTTAACTACTACATCCACCACAATGACTGACCCCCTACCCCGCACCAATGCCTAGCCCCCGCACCCCGGCACAACGAGGCCGCAACTACACCGTCAACATCCGCATGAGCCGCGATGAAATAGAAGCTGCCCGCAAGCTAGGCAGCGGCAATGTCAGCATGGGGTTCAGGCAAGCCATCAGGTACGCCATGGACCGCGACATGGAGCCGATCAAACTCAGCAGCCTGCTGCGCTCTGCCGCAGTAATGGCACAAGACACCGAAGATCAGTGCAAGCAGCTCAAAGCTGACGCTGCCTACGCCCTAAAGAAACGACGCGCCATCGCCAATGCCTGACCGCTCTGTGTCTACGGCAGGGGCTAGATTAGCACCCCAGGATCGACTAATTGCACTTGAGTTGGGCAACGGCAACCTATCTCAAGGCATTCGATTTGCACTGAGGCTTGCTGCCAAGCAGCAGGCCAAAGCCGCAAAGTTAAGCACAATCCTCAAATCCGCTGCCGTAATGGCAGCCCGCATGGAGCAACAATCATGACTGATCACCCGATCACCCCACCGCCGGAGCTGGTTCAGGAATGGTGGGATAAAGTACCCGGCACCTTCACAAGTTTGGCAGATGAGACGCATCTTGCCACCCAAGCCGCCCAATGGGGCTATCAACAGGCTATTGAAGAGCTTGAAGCGTTCTTGAGGAAAGGTAATGACGCAAACTGAACTTGAGATGCTGCGTGAGTATCTCCAACTTGACCCCACAATTCCCAGTGGGCTTTGTTGGATTAAATCAACCAATGGTCGCATTAAGCCGGGACAGACAGCCGGTTCCCCAAACTCTGACGGTTACTACCAGTTTCGACTGCACCGCAAGCACTACAAATGTCATCGCGTGATCCTGCTGCTTAACGAAGTGCATCCCCCAGGAGAAGGGGCCGAGGTCGATCACATTGATCGAAATCCTGCGAACAATCTGATCTCAAACTTGCGTTGGGTTGATCGAGCAGCAAATGTGCGCAACTGCGGGGTGAAAGGCCAGATTCCCTGGCGTTACGTCTCTACTGCCTTTGGACGGCTCAAGTCTCAGTACGTTCACCCAGTAACCAAAAAAAAGATTCACGTTGGAACCTATGACAATGCGTATGAAGCTCACTGCCAAGCGCTCGCCCACCGCCTTGAAAATCACTGGATCAACCAATGAAAACCGTAACTGAACTTGCTCAACAGATTGCCGACCAAGAGCTGGAGGCATGTGTGGAGTGGCTGGACCGTAACAGTCCTGTTATTGGTGGGTTCCACCTCCGCATTGATCGCCGCCCCAAATTGCCAAGCTTAAAAGAGCAGGCGCTGGAAGCATTGAACTCGTTGTCTACACCTACTGGTCTAAAGACATCAAATCGCTTCGACACCATCCGCCGCGCACTGGAGGCCCTCGATGACTGACCCCTACCGCGCCATGTGCGCTGAGCTGACCGAGTACGTTTCTCTGTTAGATGAACCGCCCCATGGCCTGGTGATCCGCGCCCGCGCCCTGCTGGCCGAGCCGGAGGCCGAGGGGCCGAGATTGAAGGCGAAGGCGCTTCACGAGCTTAACGATGTCTACAACAGAGACAAAATTGAAGACTCTACTTACGACACCATCCGCCGCGCACTAGAGGCCCTTGATGACCGGCGGCGGGCGGCGCGGAGGTTGTCTAGTGACACCCGCGCCCAGCGCCTTGTGGACGAATTTGAGGAAGGCGCCTCTCTCGACTTTGGCAAAGGCTTCAGCTTCCGCCACGGCATCGCAGCTGTGTTGCGCCACCTCGTCGCCATCGAGACCGACCCTGAGAGCTGGGGTGCGGTTCCCGCCAATCGGCTGGATGCGCTAGCCGACGCTCTCACCGCTCCTACCCTGCTGGAACGCGCCATGGCCGGCGACGCCACCGCCGCCAAGCAGTTCCTGCACGAGGCCGGATTCACCGACAAGCATGGCCAGTGGCTGCCGCAGTATCAACCTATTCCCGAGACCACCAATGGCTGACCTATCCCCCGCCGCGCAGGCAGTGCTGGATGCCTACAACGAAGACCGGCCCGTTGGTGATTCTCTGCCGCGTAACGCTCTGGTCGAAGCCTTCCGCGCCTTAGCAGAGCGCATCAACGGTGCCGACGCCATCCGCCAGGATGTGCTTGACATCGCCGCCGAGCTGGAGGGCCAGTGACTAGCCCCCATATATTCCAATGGGAAGGAACCGACAACCCTAACGATCCGTCAGGTGTTGCCACTTTTAAATGCGACAGCCGCAATGTTTCGGCAATTTTTCACGATTTCGTTACAGCTTCTAAGTTGTCAGGCCTTATTGGTGCTGCTTACGAACGTGGCAAGCATGACGCCATCAACAAGGCAAAGCTAACTATTCCAAAACTTCTAGATGAGCAACGTTATGACTGACTACCAAACAACGTTGCTGTTTGCTGTTGCTGTTCTTGCCGTTGTTGCTTGGGCGACCCGATGACTGCTCGCCGCCAAAACCCTAGCCAACTTCAAATCTGCCCCAAATTAGACACAGCCATGATTGACCCCACACCCCTTCACGCCAACCCACCTCTGTGGCTAGACAAAGATGAACTCAACGACCTACCCGACGCCTTTACCGACAAGCGCGAGCTGTGGGAGATGGTAGCGACCTGCACGCCACGCTCTTGCATATCAGCGCACTACAGCTCGCTAAGCTTGCGCGTCGTTGCTGACTTCATAGAGCACCGCATGGAGCAGGCGGCCGCCAACGGTCGGAAGTACCAGCCATGGCGCATCGTCAACGACCTGCGAGTCGCTGCGATTACAGCAGACTTTGCAATCGAGGACGGCAAGTGCCTGCCCCGGCAGCTCGGGGAAATGCAATGACCTCTCAGTTTGAACAGGGCCACAGCCCCGCAGTACGCGCAATCCTCAACGCATACCGCGACGCATCATGGGCACCCGACACTGAAGACCCCAATAAGCACCACAAGTGGTCCCACAAGGCCGGTTTAGCCGCCGCCTTCCGTGAGTTAGCCGTCCGCATCAACGGTGCCGACGCCATCCGCCAGGACGTACTGGACATCGCCGATGAGCTGGAGGACCAGTGACTGCGCCCTACACCTACAAAATCAACCAAGTGTTGCGCGTCATCGACGGCGACACGATGGTCGTCAGCATCGACCTCGGCTTCAACCTTGCCTTGACCCAGACCATCCGCGTCAAGGGCATAAACGCTCCAGAGACTCGCACTGCTAACACGCAGGAGAAAGTCCGAGGCCTGGCCGCCAAGGCTTTCGCCGAAACCTGGCTGCAAGGCAAGAGCCTGCTTATCAAAACCACCCGGGACGACAAGTACGGCCGGATGCTGGGCGACTTCATCTGCACCGAGACCGGCACCACCTTCGCCGAAGCCATGCTCGTGGCCAACCACGCCGGCGTCTACGAATGACCCTTGAGCAGCTCACCCCCCTCCAGATCGCCAACGCCAGCCGCCCCACCAACTGCTCCACTTGCGGCGCCCGCGAAGTCCGCGTCATCGAAACCCGGGCCAACAACCAGGCCATCCGCCGCCGCAAGCAGTGCCTCGCCTGCAAACACCGCGAGACCACCTACGAAATCAGCCAGGCGCAGTACAACCAACTCCAAACCCTCGACAAACTCCGCGCCGTCCTCCTAGGCACCGACACCCCTCCGCCCACCCCCAAGCTCAGCTGCTTCAACTGCACCCACTGGAGCCGCGGCAAATGTGCCATGGGCTTCCCCGAGGCCGGCGGCAGCTTCGCCACCGACTGCTCCTGCTACTCCTTGGGCGCCTAGTACTGCTGCACTAGCCCCCTTCAATTCACCCCGTACTTTTACCCTATACTCTGAACCTATAACACCCAAAACGCCCCGTGGTTGATCGCATCTACGGCTCTGATGGCCTCAACGAACGCCAGCGCATTGCTGCCAACTACTTAGCGCGCGGCACCACCATCCGCGAAACAGCGCGCAAGATCGGCGTCAGCGAAAAATCCGTCTATTCCTGGCGCCAACGCACCGCCGTCCAACAGGCCATCGCCCGCATCCAGCAGGAGCTCCTCTCCGAGACCGGGGGGATGAACATCAGTACTATTCCCGACGCCATCAAGCTCCTCGACTCCATCATCAACGACACCGAAGCGCGCAATACTGACCGCATCGCCGCCGCCCGCACCCTGATGAGCGGCGCCCAGGCCTACCAAGAGCGCAAGATCCTCGAGCGCCAAATCAACGACCTCGAGCGCCAACTCCTGCGCTTCACCGCTACGCAAAACGCCGCCACCAACGCCACCCCCATCGACCCCACCGAGGACGACGAACTACTCCTCGACGCCGCCGACGACGACTCGCTACTGCTGAACACTCTCGATTCCGATTGACCCGGCGCAATGTCCTCTGTCTCTTCGCTCCGCCGCCGCGTCGAACGCCTCCAACTTGAACTCGCCCAGCGCCAAGCCCGCGCCGCCACCTACGAATCGCATGGCCCCATCTCCACCCTGCCCATGGTGGACAACTGGCCCGCCTTTGCCCGACGCACCTGGATCCGCACCACCGGCACGGTCGCCCCTTTCGACCCCTACAGCTATCAGGTCGACCTGGTCAACTCGATCAACGCCCACCCCAATACGATCGTCAACAAGTCGCGGCAGCTTGGCATCTCCGAGACCGTCTGCTCCTACCTCCTCAACCGCGCCCTCACCGAACGCGGCTTCGCCGCCGTCATCTTCAGCAAAACGCAGTCCGACGCCTCCGAGCTCGGCCGCCGCGTGCGCTCCATGGCCAACAGCCTGCGCGGCGAGCAGGTGCGCTACCTGACGGACTCCACCACGCAGCTCGCCTTCGAAGGGCGCGGCACGCTGTACTTCCTCCCTGCCTCATCGCGCGCGGCCCGCGGCATCCCCAGCTGCTCCGTCCTCTTCATGGACGAAGCCGCCTTCCTCGAGAGTGCCGCCGAGATCTACCGCGGCGCCATGCCCACGCTGTCCATGGTGGGCGAGGCCGCCAAGGTCATCGTCGTATCAACCCCGGACACCGAGCTCGACTGGTTCGGCCAGCTCTGGCACGCGGACGCCGGCGACTGGAACCGCGTAGCCGTCCACTACTCGCAGCACCCCATCTACGGCTGCGACCCCGACTGGGCGCGGCGCACCCGCGAGTCGCGCCGCATGACGATGGCGGCATGGAACTCCGAGTACGAGCTGCAGTTCGGTGCCACCGACACCCAGATCTATCCGAACGACCTGATAGTCCGGGCCGCTCGCGGCCACTGGCGAGAATGCGGCACGGTAGATCGCAGCTACGTCATCGGCATCGACCCCAACGCCGGGGGCGACGACTACTTCATAGCAATGGTGCTGGACATCACGCGGCAACCGTATGAGGTCGTAGGTATGTACCGCGAAAATGGTAAAAGTACCGATTACAGCTTGAAACATGTTAAAGCCTTAATAGAGGACTACATGCCACAACGCGTAATTGTAGAAAAGCAGGCGATGGGGTCCGTGATCGCCGAAGCGCTACAGCATGTGCTACCAAACTACGCCATCGAGACCTTCAATACTACCCGCTCCTCCAAAACCGTCGCCACCGACCGCATCCTCTACCTGCTCGAGCGCGACGAACTTGTCATCCCCTCCGGCATCATCTGTGACGAGCTCCGCGCCTTCCAGCACAAAGAAAGCGGTGAGCGCAAAGCTGCCGGCGGCGCACACGATGACTGCGTAATGGCGCTCGCCTTTGCCTGCTCCCTCATTCCGGAAACGCCAGCAATCGCCAGCTTCTTCGACAACATCTAATCAGCGCGCTAAACTACCAGCAGTCCGAGCGCGCAAGTTCCGTGCCGCCTCGGGGAGCGCAGCTCAGGAGACCCCCAGCTCCTGAGCCGCTTCACTGACCCAGAGCTGAATACTGGTCTCGCGGTGCGGGGACCACCAGCTCTGCTGCCTGTACCAGTGCAACCAATCCCGCTCGCTCCCCTTGGCGCGGTTGCACCCCGCGCAGCAGCACACCAGGTTGGCCCAATCACTGCGCCCCCCTCTACACCGAGGGCGGACATGATCCAGCGTGTCCCCCGGACTACCGCAGTAAGCGCACAGCGATCCCCAGCTATTGAGGATCGACTCGCGGAATCTTTGCTTGGCTTGTCGCTTGGTGCATAGGCGGGACTCATCGATGTGATGGTCAACCATGCGTGGCAGCGCCGTTGCTCCAAACTACCGGTGCCGCCCGCTGCGCCCCGCGCAAACTCCTCGCAGTAATGTCACACACCTCGCACTAATGTCACACACCTCGCTCGCAGCTAACACGAACCGCACTTATCTAACACAGCTCGCAGCACCTGCAACCTGTGTGACATTACTGCGACCTGTGTGAGTAACAGCTACACTTGTGTTAGCTCTATCGAGTCTGCTGCAAGCCGTGACTCTCGCCGCATCTGATACTTTCCGGAACGATGGTGCGCTAATTAACGCGCTAACAGGCCTAGGTGTGGGCAGTCGTGATAAAACAACAGCCACATCTGTCGGCTTTCAAACACTACTTGTCGAAGCAGAACTCGAATCTTTGTATACCAACGGCATCCCCCGCCGTTATGTCGACGCCATCGGCGACGAAATCCTGCGCCACCGCCCCACCATCACCCTGGGCGGCGACTCACCCGAGGACGACTCCGAAGTAGTCCGCAACTTCGAGCAATTCCTCCAGACCACGCAGTTCTTCCACTCCCTCGCTGAGGTCATCAAACTCCAGCGCCTCTACGGCGGCGCCGGCCTCGTCCTGCTTATCGACGACGGCGGCCAACCTGACGACCCCGTCGAGCCCGCCCGCATCCGCGCCATCCGCGGCTACGTTCCCCTGTCCCGCCACGAGCTGATCCCCGAGGACTTCTCGATCACGGACTACTCGCGTCCCAGCCACTACCGCATCACCACCAGCCAACGGATCACCCCCGAGCAGAACAGCAACTACGTCAACATCCGCATCCACCACACGCGCGTCGCCCGCTTCGACGGCCTGTACCTGCCCTGGAACCTGCGCTCCCGCAACACCGGCTGGGGCCAGTCGGTACTCCAGCTCATGTGGAACGCCTTCAAGCGCTACGAGACCGCCATGTCCGGCCTCGAGACGATGACGTCCGACTCCGACATCTTCGTCCACAAGATCCCCGGCCTCTTCAACCGCGTCGCCGCCGGCAACGAGAGCGACCTGCGCAAGCGCCTGGAGGCCAACAACCTGAGCCGCTCCGTCTACGGCGGCATGGTCGTGGACAAGGAAGAAGAGATCAACTTCCTCAACCGCGCCCTGAGCAACATCGCCACCGCCACCGACCCCTTTATCAAGGACCTTCAGGCTTCTACCGGTTGGCCCGCGTCCATCCTGATGGGCGACTCCCCCGGCGGCCTCGGCAAGGAGGGCCGCTTCGAAGAGCGCGTCTGGTCCTCCCTGGTCGAGCAGTGGCAGGAGGTCTACTGCCGCACCCCGATCACCGAGGTCTTCACCTACATCCTGGCCAGCAAGGAGGGCCCCACCCGAGGCCGAATCCCCAAAAGCTGGACTGTCCACTTCCCCTCCTGTTTCACGCAGACCGACAAGGAGCGCGTCGAGATCCAGCAGCAGAAGGCCCTCTCTGACGCCCAGTACATCCAGCTCGGCGTCCTCAACCCCCTAGAAGTGCGCGAATCCCGTTTCGCCGGCACCGAATACTCGATCGAAACAAAACTTAACGAGGCCATTACGGAACAACTCGTCGCCACCACCGACGCCCAGTTCCAGTCCCAGATGTCCGGCTACGAGGCGCAGCTGCAGGCCGCTCAAGCGCCCCCAGCCCCCACCGAGGGCGCACCCGCTGAAGGCGCCCCTGCGGAGGCCATCCTCCCCACCGAGGGCGAAGAAGCGCCCCCGCCCCGCGGTGACGCCCTCTACGCCGACGCCGAGGGCCTGCGCATCCGCATCACCTCCCACAACGGCGACGCCGTCGCTGGCCCGCTCGTCGGCCCCGACGGCCAACGCATCGACGCCAGCGCCTCCGCCCCACTCCTGCTGATCGGGCCGCACCGCACCCGAGCCCGCAAGCTCTACCGCGCCCGGTTCACACTCGACGGCGCCCTCCACGACGGCCCCTACGCCACGGGCTTCAACTCAATGCGCGCCGCCAAGGCCGCTGTCCAACGCTTCTTCCCCGGTCAGAATGTCGCAGGGCTGTCCGCAGTGCCCGACGCCGAGGCCGATGCCTTCCGCGCCTACAACGAGGGGTATTAACCGATGACGCAGCTCACTACCACACCCGAAGGCTTCCGCACCGCCGCGTATCTCGCCACCCGAGCTCGTTTGGACGCCGCCCGCAGCCGCAGTGGTAAGACCAGCCGCAGCGTCGACTGCAACCCGCCCAACGTCCGTTGTGGAGGCCGCTGCATCCCGCCCTCGTGGGACTGCCGCCTCAAGGGCGAAGGCCCCGATCCGCAGCTCCGCGCTGTAAAGACTGATCCGCTCAGCGGCTTCGCCAACATCCAACGGGGCATCGGGCGGATCAGCCGCGGCGTGACGCGCGGAAACTTCTCCGAGGTCGAGGGTGGCAAGCGCGCCATCATCCGTGGCGTGGTGAAGACCGTGCCGGGCGACATCCAGCAGAAGAAGCAACTCAAAACGACCCTCGAGAACCGCACCCGTGCCATCGGCATCGGCCTGGCTGTGGTGACCGGCGGCCTGGGCATGCACGCGATTCTGATGAAGTCCAACCTGTATGGGTACAACAAGGGTTGGGGGCAAAACATTAACCAGGCCACGCGAGCTGGCGTTTCCCGTGTTTTAGACAGCCTCCCGGTGCTTGGCGCTCAGCGCCGCGCCACCCGGGCCGCCGTGAGCGCCAACCTCGGTGCGGCCGCCGCCCGCGCTTCCGCTTCACCGGCGAGCGTCAGCGCCATCCCCGGCACCACAGTGCTGAGCGCCACCGACCGTGAAAGCCACAGTGCGCTGCAGCAGTCGCTGAACAAAATCAACAGTGCGACAAGATCCGGTGCTGCAGGTACATCCGGCAACCTAGAGAACTGGAACCAAAAGCACAGCACCGCTTTTTGGAGCGCCACGCGTAAGTCCGACATCACAGGGCCCGGTGCACCGGCGCGCGTCAGCATCTACGCCGAGCCCACCGCGCAGGAGTATTTGGGTAAGCAATTCGGAGTGCCACCGGGCGACCGCAGCTCCCGCTCGAGTGTCAAAGCTGTACTACAAGCGCGCTTTGACGAAGAGCGTCGCGGCCTAGTGTCCCTCGCCAAACAGCAGGGCCTTCGAGTGCGGAGTGGTCCTAACGGCGACACCATTGATAGCAAGGACATAAACGCTTTTGTCAGTGGTGTAATGCGCAGCCGCCCAATAGCAGATACTGCGGCGCGTCAAAGCGTAGAAGCTCACGTCCGTTCTGTACTTACTAAAGCGCCTAGCAGCTACACCAATGAAGTGTATAACGCAAGCGTATTGAGCTTCGACAGCTTCTACAAAGCCACCAGCCGGGATATTCGTACGATTCCTGGCGCAGCCGCCACCACTGGCCGCCGCATAGCCACACCCCTGAGCACGGGCAGCAACGAGCTCCTGCGCAACACCAACACCTACCGCTCCACCTACCTGGCGGGCGAAATGCGCGCCCGCACCCAGATGGCAGGCCCAGCGCATGCCGAGCTCGTACAGGCCGCGTACTACCACACCAAAGTGGTTGGCACCAACGCCAGCTCGTACACCATCCCCGATCGACTGGCGTTCAACGCCGCCTCCGAGCTCAGCGGGCGTTCCATTACCTCCCGCAGCGAGGCCATCGGGATCATCAACCGCGAGACCGGCTTCAGTGGAGCGCGCGTAGCTACCACATCAGCGCCCCGAACTGCAGCACCCCGCACCACCGGCCAAGCTCGCCAGGCTACCCGCCAGCTTCGCTCCCGTTCTGAGCTAATCAGCACGCTGACCAAAGGCGGCCTCTCCGCCGAAGCTGCCGCTGCCGAAGCGGATCGGATCATCGCCCGCCGCGGCGACTCCACCGATCTCCCCCCACGGGTGGCGGCCTACTTGCAGATGCAGCGCCGCGCCGACGCCGCCGGAGAGAAAGGCCTGGGAAAGCCCTGTGGGGCGTCGCACATCCCCAAAACGTATGAGTGCTCCAAGGGCGCCGCAGGCTCCTCTTCCGCTGGGAACAAGAAAGCAGCGATCATCGCCGCAGTCGTAGGTGGCGCCGTCGCCATTGGCGTTGCCGGTGCCGTCGCCTACAACGTCAAAACTATCAGCGATCCCAGCAAAACCCCCCGGGCCCCTAGCCCCAACATCCGCGACGTAGTCAAAGCCGCCAAAGCCGAGGCCGGCACAAAGTCAGCAAGTGAGGCCATGGGCCACTACTACGTCAACAAGTCAGGTCTCAAACCCGGTGACGTTGTTTACTTCCGCACCGCAAAGGATCCCTCCGCCCACTTCGGCGTCTACCTCGGCCCGGGTAAAGACGGCGTTGTCCGCGCCGTAATCGCCAACACCAAGGCCAGCCGTTTCAGTTGGGCGGATGTTATGGAGATCGGCGCTACCAAACCCGGTGTCAAAACCGCACAGGCCACCCTGCCACCCCTGGTCAAAGCCCCCACTCCTCAGTTCCTGCAAGGGGGCAAGGGCCCTTACACCCCTGAAGAGGTGGTGCGGCGCGCAATCCGCATCTCAAGTACAGACTATAAGTTCTCGGTAACACGCAACAACTGCGAAACACTGGCTAACACAATTGCCTACGGTGTACCTAAGTCCGAACAGCTAGATCGTTTCAATCGCGTGTCTAAAACTATGGTTGACTTCACCGTAGGTCGCGGGCAAAGGCGCGAAGGCGAACGCGCCATCTTTGAAGGCAGAGCGCAGGGACGCAATTACACCGCAGCCGACTTCTCTAAGTTCCTAGAAGGAGAGCGCGCTTTTAGTTCACCCGAAGGCAAGAACTTAGCCCGCCAATACGACGCATACTTCAAAGGCTACAATCTCGATGCACAAAACGCACCAAATTACTTGGGGCTAATCTCGCCATCTGAACTGTGGAGCAGCATCAGCACTTACGAAGCCCCCGTGCGCGCCCAAGCCATGAGTAACTACCTCTTCGCAGCCCGCACCCTTAAAGAAATGGTGCAGCGCTGAGCCATGCGCCTCCTCGAGCAATACAACGACGCCCTCCGGCGCACCGAGGACGTCTCTATCACCCAACTCAACCGCATCCTCGACGCCTCCTTCAACCGCCTGATCCGCCGCACTCGCGTCCAGATCCGCACTCCCCGCCCGGCCGTCGACCGCAACCTCTCACTCCTACAGGAGTTCCGCGAGCTCGTGCCCGCCTTTCGCCCCGACCGGGTCGACGGCTACGACCGTGTCCTACGCAGCTTGATGCGCAGCGCCCAGGGCAACGGCATCTCCGTAGCGCGCGACCTCACCGAGATCGTCCGCCCGGGCCGGACGCGCATCGACGTATCAATTCCGCTTGATGCGACCGTGGCCGCCGCAGCCCAGGCCAAGAGCCACCTCCGCCGCCACGGCGAAACTTTCGCCACAACCGCCACCGAGACCGTCGCGCAAGCAATCGCCGCGGGCCTCCCCACCGACGACCTCGTAAACGACCTGCGCCTCCGCCTTGGCGTGGTCAAATCCCGCGCCGACGTGATCGCTCGCACCGAGGCGCTCCGCGCCTACGGCGACGCTTCCAACACTTACTACGCTGCGCAGGGCATTGACTTAGTCGTCTCGTACGCAACAGCAGACGATAGGACGTGCGCAATATGTAGCGCCAGAGCTGGTAAGGTGTACAAAAGAATGAACATTAAAACCCCCTACCATCCGCGCTGTCGTTGTTATTTGAGTCCTTGGGACTCTAACATAGCAGATATAGATCCCGATTACGCAGCATTCCCCGAGCAACACCGCGCAGAAGTAGCAAAAACAGCTAAAGATCCACTGAGCGACGATCTATTGCGTTCGGTATTTGAAGCTCAAGCTCCAGTCCCTTTGCAATAGGCATCACTGACCTTCGCGTTATAACGCCGCTACACTGAGCGCAGTACTCTCGGCTGCCGAGCCATGCCTGCAACCACCGCCCGCAAAGGCTCTGCCGCCTACGAAGCAGGCATTCGCGAAGGCCGCGCCATGAGCGCCAAAGCCCGCCGCTCCCCCGAGCCCGATCCTGAGGAGTCCGAAGAACTCGAAGAGCCCGAGAACGAAGAGGAAATGGATATGGACATGGCTAAAAAACCCCATAGCCGCAAGCGCAGCGCCAAAAACGCCAACAACACCAAGGCGCCCATGGATGGCGGCATGTATGGCAAGAAGCCCATGGATGCCGAGTGCGGTTGCAAAGGCAAAAAGGGCGGCAAGTGCGATGGCAGCTGCGGTTCCATGAAAAAGGATCGCGCCGACTCCGCCCTGACCCCCCACGAGTACCTCGACGCCTGCGACCTGGGTATCCAGGACCGGAGTCGCTCCTATATCCGAGCTCGGCTCGACGCCGCCGAACGCCTCGACCTGAAGTGTGGCAAAGGCTCCATCTCCAAGGGCGAGAAGTGCACCAAAGGCGCCGCGACGCAGGCAGATCCCCGCGCAGCCGCTAAGGAAGAGTTTCGTAATATAATGAATAGCCCAGTAGCAGCGGTGCAGTTCAATAAAGCTAAAGGTTCCACAAAAGGCGTGGGTAACAAGATAAAAGCCTTTGGTGAGTTGGCAGCTCGTATAGGTGGTGGAGCAGCTATTGGTGCTGGGGCAGTACAAACATTCGAGGGCGCTATGAAAGGCAACCTTGGTGAAGTAAGCCGGGGTTACCGCAACATGCAACTTGGTGCCGCTGCTACCCAGGTCGCAGCCGCCAGCAAAGCAGGCCGCATGGGTAAAAAGCAGCTCTCCAAAGAGTTTCTCAAGAGTGCAGCTCGTAACGCCGCAATCGGCGTTGGCCAAGAAGCCGCAATCGGCGGTGTCGCGGGCTTCAATCGCTCTGGCGGTATGGCAGGACTGCGGCGCCGCACTCGTGGTGCTTATCAGAGTGCTACTGGGATGCGTTCCACTCCTAGCGGCACTGGCTGGGCGTCCAGCGCATACGACAGGCCATTGCGTGGGCGCCGCGACTCCCCCTACGCCTCGGGCTTCCCCCTCGACAGCGCCGCCCTGGCGATCTGAGCCATGACCCCCGCCTCCCTTCGCCTAGACCGCGCCGGCTCCAAAGTCGCCGCCATGGAAGCCGAGCTCGCTAAGCAAGCCGCCGCCAAAGGCCTCAAAGGCCCGCGCGCTGCGGCTTACATCTACGGCACCCTCAACAAGATGGGTTACAAGCAAGGCAGCGAAACCACCCGCAAGGGCGCGGCCAAAGCCAAACGCCGCGACTCGCCCTGGGCTATGGGTTTCGAGCCATGAGCCTCACTCCCGCTACGCTCCGCCTCGACCTCAAATGTGGCGGAGGTTCCATCTCCGAGGGTGAGAAGTGCACCAAGGGGGCGGCGCAGCGAGTAAACCCAGCCCAGAAAACCTACAAGCTATCGGCAAACGAACGTGCTATTTATACAAGTGCGTTTGCACAAGGCAAGAGTGCGCACTTAAAAGAAGGCATAAATAGGCATAAAAGTACTACTGACCCGGTTCAAGCAGCTATAAATAAGTTACGCAAGCGTGAATTGCGCAATCGTAGGATAAAAACTGTAGCAAGCGCCGCTTTAACTGCGGGCTTAATAGCTAGCGTAATTGACAACAGTAGGAGATCTACGCCCTGGGCCACCGGATTCGCCCCATGAGCCTCACCCCCGCCTCCCTGCGCCTGCCCGCCCGGCGCCTTGACGCGGCCGTCTTCACCGACAAAAAGCTCCACGCCACCGTCAAAGCCGAAGCGCGCCGCAAGTTCAAGGTCTACCCCAGCGCCTACGCCAACGCCTGGATGGTCAAGGAGTACAAGCGCCGCGGCGGCAAGTTCCGTGGCGACGCCCTCGACACCTGGTTCAAGGAGAAGTGGGTGCGCATGAGCAGCTCCGGCCGCATCCTCGGCCCCTGCGGTGACCGCACCGAGGGCGAAGGCAAACCCAAGTGCCTCCCGGCCGCCAAGGCCCAGCGCCTCACCGCCGCGCAACGCCGCACGCTGGTCGCGCGCAAGCGCCGCAACGACCCGCGCAAAGAGCGCAGCGGCGCCCCGGTGATGGTGAGCTCCAAAACGGACATCTGGGCCACGGGTTTTGATGCCGAGGACGGCAAGAAGTACACCAAGGTGGTCACCAACCCCGAAACCGGCCGCAAAAAGCGCATCCGCTACGGCGCCAAGGGCTACAAGATCGCCCCGGGCACCGACAAGGGCGACCGCTATTGCGCCCGCAGCTTCGGCGACATGAAGTCCCACGGCAAGAACTGCGCTGGCGCCGACCGCAACACGCCCCTGTGCCTGTCGCGCACCAAGTGGCGCTGCAGCGGCAAGGTGTCGCGGCGTGATGGAGCGCTCACGCCGGGAAAGTAGCCGGCCTACCGCGCACCGACGCCCCCAAGGGCGCCCAGGGCAAGCCCTGCGGTGCTTCGCACATTCCGCGCGAACACAAATGCAACAAAAACACAGGCCCTTTAACCGCAGGAAACCTCAAAACTGCTGCTAAAGTCGCTCTTGCCGTTGGTGCACTAGCAGGAGGTGCTTACTTGACAAAACGCGGAATGATGAGCATGGAGGAGTGGCGCAAATCCCCTCAAAGTGCTCGCAACAACCCCAAGCTGAGCCCCGAAAGAGCCCAGCAGATCGCCGACGAAGCCATCGCCGGCGGCCAAAAGTGGGACGTCCAGGAGAAGATCAACGCCCGCCGCCAGGCAGAGCTCAACACCGAGTGCGGGCTTGGCCTGGGAAAGGTCCTGGCCCCGGCGAAGTTTGACGCGCTAGTTCCCAAGCCGCGTTGCCAAGCCGGGGAAGGTGCATTCGGCACCTACTTTGTTCACCCCTCCGAGAAGTACGGCGTCAAGCTCTTCCGCAACGGCGACGAAGACGACGTCGGCTTTGAGTTTGACATGCTCGACCGAGCACGGGCGGCCGGCGTAAACGCCCCCGATCCGCTTTCCATGAAGGCTGTGCGCGACATCGATGGCGAAATCCGCTCTCAGACCTTGGTGTTGACCCACATGAAGGGCTACAGCACAATCAACAGCCTGGGCTGGTCGGACGGGCAGGGCCGCGCAAGCAGAGCACCTCTTATTACTAAGGTCAAGCTCGCCCGCGAGTTTAGGAAGCTCCACACAGAAGGTTTAGCCCATGGTGACATCCATTCGGGCAACATAATGGCGAGCGCTGTTAGCAAGAAACCCGCTCTAATCGATTTCGGCTACGCCACTAACTTGGACTCGTATCACCCCGGCCACGGACGCAGCGGCATCCAGAACCTGATGGTGGACCTGAATCGTCTACCTGAGTTCCTGGGGCTCCCCGGTAACGGCAAGGAGTTCCGCGCGCGCTACAAGGGAGTCCTCGACAACATAAAAACCCAAGCCACCAACTGGGATATGGGAGTCCAACGCAGCCAATCATGGGATCGCTTCGAGGTCGGCGTCAAGCGGTACCACGACGCCCTCGAGCGCGAACTGCTCGGGCAAGAAGGGCTCAATCTGCCCCGCTCTCGCTTCATCAGTGGTGCTGACCAACCCCGCATCCCCGGCCTGACGCGCGGCATCTTGACCGCCAACGTCAACACTGCCCAGCGCGAGGTTGTGGAGTTGCTGCTGGCCCGAGGGGACCGCCCCAGTTTCCTTAAACCAATGGCTAAGGGACTAGGGGTAAAACAGGCGAGCCTGCAGAGAGCCCTTCAACCCGAGCGCGATGCCCGCTTGGCTAAACAGCGCCGCCAACCTTTCGGCACTCCGCTTCGTCCAACAGCGGAGCCCCCACGTTTCGTACAAAAGTTAAATTCAGCGGGTGTGCTGCGGTGGGTAACCAATACTGCGGCCCCTAAAGCCCGCAGGGCGCCACTCGGCAGTTTGTCCGCGCGGGCGCAAAGCATCCTGGATCGTTCCGGCAACGAAGACATGAGCATGGAGGCCGCTATGCGCTTAGCCCGCGCCGAACAGCGCGGCTGAGCAGCACCCCCAGCCCGGGCCACGCTTAAGCTGCTCTTATAAGCAGCACATCAACAACGTGAACCAGCGCATAGTTGACAACGACCGCTACGAAGTCTTCTACGTTCGTGGCGATACCGATTACCCCACCCCTGTACTCACCAACACCGGCACCAGTGGTGACGCCTTTGGGCGGATGCGTGTCAGCAATCCCTTCACGCTATTCGACAGCCAGCACAGGTACCAGGAAAACGACAAGTGGGACACCGCGCTCAACGGTGGCGGCACCAAAACGTATGTAGCAAACGAAAGCGCAATAAACCTAATCCTCCCCGTAACATCTGGCGCCTACGTCTACCGCGAAACCAAGCGCGTCTTCACTTACCAGCCAGGCAAATCCCTGCTGGTAATGAGCTCCTTCGCTTTTGCCGCCGCCAAAGCAAACCTGCGCCAGCGCGTCGGCTACTTCGGCGTCCAAAACGGAATCTACCTCGAGCAGGACGGCACTACCACCTACCTGGTATTGCGCAGCTACACCACCGGTAGCGTAGTTAACACCCGCATCGCACAATCCGACTGGAACGGCGACAAGCTCAACGGCACCGGCACCTCCGAGCGCACTTTAGACTTATCCAAAACACAGATCTTCTGGGTAGACATTGAATGGCTAGGTGTAGGTGATGTGCGTTGTGGTGTTGTAATCGACGGCCGCATGGTAATTGCACACACCTTCCACGGAGACAACGTCAATCCCACTGCCTACATGACCACGGCGGTACTACCCCTCCGCCAGGAGATCGAAAACACAGCCACAACCGCTTCCGGTTCCACCGCCAAACAGATCTGCAACACCGTCATATCCGAGGGCGGCTACTCCGGTTTCAGCCGCCAGTACAACGTGGCCACCGGCTCCACCGCCGTAACCCTCGCAACCGTCGGCACCGCGTACCCCATCGTGGCGCTGCGCCTCAACAGTTCGCGGCTGGACAGCGTCGTAGTCCCCTCCGAGATCGTCGCCGCGGTAGAGCAAACCACAAACAACAAACTGGACATTGTGCAATACCAAATACTGCGCAACCCCTCCATAACAGGTGGTACATGGGTAACCGGTGACAGTGGCAACGTCGATTACAACATAACAATAGCAAGCCACAGCTCCGGCACCGCTATATCCGGAGGATACCTAACAAGTTCATCCTCCCTACAACTTAGCGACGTCAACGACTTTAACTTTCAACTCGGACGCACCATGGCAGGTGTTAGCGACATATTCCTAATAACAGCAACACCCACGAACGCCGGCGCAAAACTGTTCCTAGACCTATCCTGGTACGAACTCGTGTAACACCTCACACATTCGCCAACAATATCGCCATCGGCACACTATACAAGTCCGAAACAGCAATAAGTTTAGACAAGGCCATCTCTACCTCACCACTCTCAAACCTCGAATACGCCGCCTGGCTAATTCCCAGCTTGTCCGCAACAAACGCCTGCGAATACCCACTACTTTCTCTCAACCCCTTAATACGCCTACAAAGCGTGAGCTGCCGGTAAATCGCCATCCATTTATACGCTGACCGTTTAAGCCTACATATCCTCAGCACCACTCGCTCATTCCGCCCTAATCCCTAACATAAAGCGAGCACATGAAGTAACATTCCTGCATGGACTCCTCAGTTCTGCGATACGACTTCGCGCCGATCACAGGCAGCGAAACCACACCCGAGGGCTACCTCCGGGTTTGGTGCCGCGCTGCCCGCACCGGCACACAGCTTTATCGCCGTGCTGATGGTTCTCAAACTCGCGAATACCGCCCTCCCGAAGAGGTCAGTAGTCCCGAATCCCTCTCCACGTTCGGCATGAAACCCGCAACGTGGGGCCATCCCCCCGTTCTTCTCGACGCCGCCAACACGAAGCAGTTCCAGGTCGGCTACTCCGGTAGCCAGGTCCGGTACAACGACGGCTTCGTCGAGGTCGCCCTTGTCGTAACTGACCAGGACGCCATCGAGAAGATCAAGCGCAAGGACGCCACCGAGGTGTCCGCCGGCTACAAAGTCGACTTCGACCCCACCCCCGGCTTCACCCCCGAGGGCGAGGAGTACGCCGGCATCCAGCGCAACATCCGGGTGAACCACATCGCCATTGTCCCCCGCGGCCGGGCTGGCCCGGAGGTACGACTCTTGCTCGATCGCATGGATGCAGCCGATGCTGTAGCCGAGTCTTCCGAGCACGAAATGGCGCCCCAGTCCAGTTCAACTGCATCTCCCGTTATGGCAACCGTCAAACTCGACGGCCTGGAGATCGATCTGCCCGCAGAAGCAGCCAGCGCGGTCCAGTCCTTTTCCCGGGACATGGGGCGCCAACTGCAAGCTCTCACCACCGAGCGCGATGAGCTTGCCACCAAGCTCGACTCTCTGCAGGCCGACTTCGACAACCTGGCCTACGAAAAGGAGGCCGCTGAAGGCCGCGCCGATGCTCTCGAAGAGCAACTGGCCGCCCCCAGCGACACCCGCATCGACACAGCCGAGCTCGACCAACTGGTCGCCGCCCGCCTGGCCACGCTCCAACGCCTCGCCCCCGCCTTTGCCGAGGACTTCAAGTTCGACGGCATCGACGACAGCACCCTCTACGTCCAGGCTTTCGAAAACCTGACCGGTTCTGCCCCCCGCGAAGACGCCGAACCCGCCTACATCCAAGGCGTGGTTGAAGGCGTACTCGCTGCCCGGGCCGACACCGAGGACGAAGAAGGCGAAGACGCCCCCGAAGGTGACGAACCCGAGGAAGGCGACGAAACCCACGAGGACGCCGCTGACGACCGCACTGACAGCACCGTCGCCCTCCGCGACGCACTGAAGGGTGCCGGCCGCTCCGCTTCCACCGACTCCGTCTCTGCTTACCGCAGTAAGACGGCCGAAGCCTGGAAGCGCCCCCTCACCGCCACCAAGTAAGGAGTACCTTCCATGGCCGTTTCTTTCACCCCCACCGTCGTCAGCAATCCCGCTGGCGCCCAAGGCAGCTACCCCCTGGAGCTGACCGTTGGTCACGAAGGCATGATTGCCGACCTGCAGGCCTATGTGTCCCGCAGCTACTACAACCAGTCCGGCGTCGCGATCCCCTTCGGCTCGCTCGTCGCCACTGACAACGACCCCGCAGGCAACGACCCCTTTGCCGTGCTGCTGGCCCCCAGCGGCTCCGCAGTAGTCGGCCTCGCCGTCGACAGCCTCACCTTCGAGGGCGTCGGTGGCAGCTCCGCCTACACCCCCAACCCCACCAACGTCATTGGTGACGGGTCCCTCCGCGTGGGTTATCCCAACGGACAAGCACTCAACGTCGTCTCCAAAGGCGTCGTCTGGGTGTACAGCACGGCCGCCATCGCCCTCGGTGACGCTGTGCGCTTCTTTGGTGTTGATCACTCGGCCACCGTCACCAGTGCCTATGTGGGTCGCTTCACCAAAACCGCAGTAGCCAACAAAACGTTCGCCATGACTGGCGGCGTGCGCTGGCTGTCTGAAACCTCCGCCGCCGGGCTGGTTCTCCTGGAGATTGACATCCCTGGGATTACCTTCACCGCCGACGTCTGATCACGGAGCCAATCCCCATGACCACCGAAATCCGTAACGACACCGTCGGCATCTTCCTAGCCCGCGAGCTGGAGACCATTCTTGCTCGCGCCTTCGAGGTCGAGTATGCCGACATCAAGTACAGCACCGTCATCCCCGTCTCTTCCGAGGTCGGAACCGGCGCTGATTCCTTCACCTACCGAGTCTTCGACAAGCAAGGCTCAATGAAGGTGATTGGCGACAAAGCCCAAGACCTGCCCCGCGCTGACGTGCTCCGCAAGGAAGTCACCCACCCGGTCCGCAGCCTCGGCGCTTCCTTCGCCTACACCGTCCAGGAAACCCGTGCCGCCGCCATGGTGCCCGGTATGAACCTCGAGCAGCGCCGGGCTAACGCCGTGCGCCGCGCCTACGAGGAGAAAGTGCAGGAGATCGCCTACTTCGGCGATGCCCCCTCCGGCATGAAGGGTTTCTTCAACAACAACCAGGTGGACAAGCTGGTGCCGGACCACTGGTTCGACACCGCGGACATCACAACCGACGAGATGCTGCAACTGCTCAACGAGCCCGCCACGCGGATCGTGCAGAACAGCAACATGAAAGAGATGCCCAACACGATGCTGGTGCCTTACAACGCCTACCGCATCATCTCCACCACCCCGCGCAGCACCACCTCCGACACCACGGTGATGGAGTTCTTCCTGCGCACCAACCCGATGATCACCGCCATCGAGCCCATCAACGAGCTCGAGGCCTCCAAGTCCGGCGGCGCCCTGTCTAAGGACCGGGTCATCTGCTACGACCGCAGCCCCGACAAGCTGCAGCTCCACGTCCCCCAGCCGCTCGAGTTCCTGCCGCCCCTGCGTCAGTCCCTTGAGTTCTCCGTTGCCGCCCACGCGCGCATCGGCGGCCTCGCGCTCTACTACCCCAAGAGCGCCATCGTGCTCGAGAAGGCCTGATTCAGGCCCTCAGCCTCGCGTTTGTTCTGTTGGCTCTTTCGCTTTTCTGATCATGATCCTCGTCTACCGCCCCGAACTCGAAAATCCTCCTATGGATAAAGAGTGCACGATTGGTTTCTCCTTCGTGCAATCCAAGGGGCAGCCCGAAAACATCCAAGTGGAGTCCGGTGTCAACCGCGACTTCCCCGAGGACGTATGGGAGAAGATCCAGGATTACGACGTCGTCAAGAACATGCTCAAAGTCGGTGCCCTGCGCATCGAGACCGAGCAGAACCTTGTCCAAGATCTGCCCTCGGCCGCTGTCGACACCATCGCCGACATGCCAGTCAACCAAGCCATGCGCCTGGTTGAGGACAGCTTCGACATCACCCAGCTGCAACGCTGGGAGAAAGGCGAACAGCGGATTCGCATCCGCAACTCCATCAGCAAGCGCATCGCCGCGATCACGGAGGGTAATGGCTGATGACCGTTCCCACCTCTGTTGAGTTTCTCAACCGCTTCCCCGAGTTCGGCGAGCTTTCGCTCTCCGTAATCGATCGGTGTCTCGCAGAGGCCGGCCGGGTGACTGCATCCTCCGTGTGGCGTACAACCCACACCGAGGCCGTCAGCTACCTGACCGCACACATACTCTCCACCCGCGTAATGCAGGTGGGCCTCCAGGTCGGCGCTCAGTCCGGTCAGCCCTTGGGCACCGGACCCGACGCCAGCCTCTACGGCCAGGAGTACGAGCGGCTCAAAGGCACCCTGCCCATCTCAGGTTTCGCGCTGTAACCATGGCCATTCCTGCCTCGACTATCCGCAACTACGCCCCTTGGGGCAATGCACAGCTGTCATTCGAGGTTGGCGGCCCTGTACTCAGCACCGATCCCACGACCGGTAACCAAGTGCAGACCATCGAGTGCGTCGAGTACCTGGCCGCGCTAAACATCCAGGCCCCCGCCTGGAACGGCCAACCAGGTGTCGACAACTCGACCTACGCCTGCAGCGGTCGCCTGCTCAACCCGCCCCGCCTAGATCCTCGGATCACCAATGGCAGCCAGGCGGAGGCCATCATCAACGGCTACCACGGCCGTTTCGAGGTCGTCTTCGATCTCGCGATGGACACCGCGGTCTACCGCGACATCCGTCAGTCCCTCCAAGGCACATTCCGCGTCATTGGAGGCCCGATCGATGGCTAACCGCCCCCTCGACGCCCAACTCAAAGCCGCCACCGCGAAAGCGACCCAGCAGCTCTCCCGTTGGCTCGACACCCGCTTCACCGCGGAAATCTCCGCACCCAAATGGGACTACCCCACCCCACCACAGGTGCGCGACATCGTGGACACCGGCCGCCTCCGCGCCAGCCAGACACGCACCGTCAACTCTGACGGCTCCGTGACCTTCACCTGGCCTGTCGAATACGCAGCCCAAGTTCACGAGGGCGGAGTAAGCCCCACCGGCCTCCGCTTTCCCGGCCGCCCCTGGACAAAGGTTCCCCTCGAGGAGGCCCCCGCCCAGTTCGACCGTTTCCTGCGCACCGCGCTAAGCGCTGAGCAGCGATGACGATCTCAACCGCCTGCCCCAGTGTCCTCTCCCTGAGGACCACCATCGAGCGCTACATCCTCGACCTTTACCTGGCCGACGGTGTAACCCTCCGCCCCGAGGCCGACTGGCCCGGGTACTACAGCTTGCCCGCCGGTAGCCGCATTCCCGCGGTCTACGTCGTCGGCGCAGCCATGGTGCCATCCGACTGGGCAGTCACCGGCATCGAGTGCACCCTCACCGATGTCCCCGAGATCGCCTCCCCCGGCTCCGTCGGAGCCATCCTGTCCTACGAGCGCTGGTCCGTTCGTTTCACGAACTACGGCGCCCACAAGGGCACAACCATGGGCACCACGCTGCTGGACATCAGCCGCCGCCTTGCCCGTGCATTCCCCCGGGACAATGTCACGTACATGTCTCGGACCGAGGCCACCTACGAGGCCTTGACAGTGTCCATCCTGGGCGCTGTTTTGAACCCCCCGATCCCCTAAGGAGTCCCCACCATGGCTGACTACGCCATCGGGCTGTCGTTCCACAAGGCTCACCGGACCCTCGTCCGCGCCGTGGATCTGACCCCGCCCTGCCGCTACTTTGCAACCCGCGACACCGCGGGCCTGATCACGCTGCCCACCCTCGACGCTGGCGTCCGCTACGTGGAGATGCAGGGCATCACCAACACCACCTTCGCCATCAACGACAACAACCAGGAGTTCCGCCTCCTGGGTGATGACGGCTGGATGGACAGTGTCATCACCGGCTCGTCGGTGCAGGCCTCGGTGACCGCGTACTTCCTGAAGAACGCCGAAATCCCCGCCGGCCAAAACTGCCCCCAGTTCCGCGGCGACTACGAAGAGGGTTTCGCCCTCATCGAGAAAGCCCGCTACAACAAGGACTTCGAGATCTACATCGAGTTCCTTAAGGAGCTGGGCCAAGCCGAAGGCACCACCGGCGACTACATCTACGACTTCACCGGCTTTAACGCCGTCGTCTCCAACTACAACGAGAACATCACAGCCGAAGGCCTCACCGAGGTCTCCTTCGACCTGATGTCGCGTGGCCGCCCGGTCTTCGGACGCTACGACGCTGGTTCCACCCCGCTGTCCTTCGGCGGCGTCCAAACCAGCCTCCTGTTCACCGCCCCGAGCTCGGGCACCCGCCGGTACGCCACCGTCCCTACTGCCAACGCTTCCGCGGTGGTAGTAAGCGCCGATCTGACCGTCACTTACACCAGCGACGGCACCGCCGCCCTGACCCAGCTATCCCTGGGCCAAACCAACGGCAGTGGCTTCCGCCTCGAGGTCGCCGACACCGGCGTCCTGGTACCGGCCACCGTCACGCTGGCCTCCAACGTGGTGACCATCAACCCCACTGCCAGCCTGGCTGCTGCCACCATCTTCCGCCTCCGTGTCGCCGACGGCGCCATCAAACAGGCAATCGATGGCAGCGGCGCCCCTTCGGCCTCGGGTGTGCGCACCTCCCTGGAGGGCTTCGAGACTCTCTTCCGTACGGCCTAAAGGTCAGACTGAGAACGAGCCAACACTCATCCTGCCCCGCACCTGCGGGGTTTTTTCTTACATATGCAGCACGATCTGTTAATGGATGCCGCCCACACGGTATTCGCAATCAACTGCGTTGTAGAAGACACCACCCTTCACTGCGGTGCCTTGTACATGGAACCCCTGATCCCGTTCAAGTCTATACGCTTAGCGTATGAAGCTGCTAGTGTAATGGTTGACCTACCCGATGAGCTGCTGAATCAACCCGAGCCCTTCCGGTTCTGGTCAATCGAGCTCCCCCTTGCTGATGGCTAACTACGCGTCTTTACTTTTCGCCCCCGAGGAGTACCACCAAATCGGGCCCTTCCGCTTCCCCATTTACCACGACCTGGTACCAGGCGAAGCCAAAGGCATCGAGACCATCGGACGCAAACAGTCCAAATCGACCTTCCGCTCCATCAAGCTGGCGCAGCGCATCGCCAAGGACAAGGAGATCACCACCAAAGAGGCCGTCGACCTCCTGAGCGCCTCGGAAAACTCCGACCTCCTCTACGACTACGCCACCGAGCTCGAGGATCTACAGCGCGAATCCGTCGGCGCCGTTGAACAGCAAATCGCCCTGGTGACGCTGTTCATGCGCTACCGCGCCGAAGCCAAGCTGCCCAAGACCAAGGACTGGCAAAAGCTGAGCGACTGGACTGAAGAGGACACCGAGGCTATCCCCACCAAGCTCATGGAGGAAATCTTCCAGCTCATCACCTGGGAGCGTGACGGCTGGCCGAGCGCGGGGGGAAACGAACCGGAGGCGGAACCAGAGTTCAGCCCACCCCCGAACAAATCCTGAAGCAAGCGGAGGACACCCTCCGCACCCCCTTAACTGACTGGGATTCCCTGTACTTCCGAATGCGGGCGTCCTCGGTGGGGGGCGACTTCACCCCCGAGCGCTTCGTCCGCACTCCAATTAGTACTATTCGATGGCTGCTGCGCCAGATCGACGACGACGAGCGCGGCCGCATGAACCTGGGCAGCCTGAGTACGGCGAAGATGACCGCGATTCTCATTCAAATCGCACACGGCTTCTCCGGCTCCAAGCGCTCCGCGCCAAAGGTAGCCCCCCGCGACTTCCTCCCCTTCCCCGAATGGAAACCGAGCACGGCTATCGCCGACGGCCCCTCCGCGCCCACAAAGTTCATCCTCACCGAGCTCGTGCGCACGCGGCGCCTCCCCATGCACGTCTATGCGGCACTCGCTACAGGGACCGACAGCTAGCCTTAACATACGGATAGCGCATAGCGGGCTGTGTCAGATTTTCGGTTAAAGGTAATAGCGGAGACTCAGGCCGCCGAAAGCAGCCTGAAGCAGGTGGATAAGGTAGCGAATGAAGCTACTAGAGCGCGCAATTTAAAAATTGAAATACCAAATTATTCAGATCTAAGCAAAAACTTTAGGGACTTAAACAAAGACATAAGCAGTGCAGCTAACGGCATAAAAGATTTCTACAAAGTAGCGTCAAAGCTACCAGTAGGACCTATAAACGACATAAATGAACTGGCAGGGCAGCTCAAACGAGTTGCTGTAACCGCCTCCGATACCGGCCGCAACGTAGGCGACGCCGGTGACGTTATCAAGGCCACATTTAATGCGACAAACAAAGCCGCCGAAACTTTAGTCTCGCGCTTAACAAAGATCGCGCTCGGTCTGTACGTAATCAAAGAAGCCGCGGGCCTAGTGCAAGGCGCCTTTGGCGGGATGTTCAACGAAACCATCGGCCGCGAGATCAAGCTCCGCGAGACGATTCTCAAGACCCAAACAACCCTCGCCTCCACCAACAAGGTCTTCAAGGACGGCAAGGAGATCACCGATCCCTACCAGAAGATCGTCACCCTCACCGGCGCCGTCCGCAAGAACATCGACTCCATCCGAGAGCGGTCAATCGCCCTAGCCGGCGTCACCTCCGGTGAAGTCATCGAAGTCTTCGGGATGGTGGCCTCCCAGGTTGGCCAGATCGGTGGCGGCCTCAAAGAAGCTGAAGACCTCGCCATCAACTTTGCCGCCGCCCTCGGCACCTTCGGCATCCCCCTCTACCAAGCTCGGCAGGAGATCGGCTCCATACTGCGCGGCGACATCACCACCGACTCCTACCTAGCCAAAGCGCTGGGTATTACCAACGAGGACATCGCCAAGGCGAAGACCGAGACCGGCGGTGTTGTTAAGTTTCTTGAAGAGCGCCTAGCCGCCGCTGTCGCCGGCCAACGCATCGCCGCTGAAGGCTTCTCCGGCGTTGTCTCCAACATCAAAGATCTCAGCGAGCTTGTAAGTCAGAACTTCGGCGCAGGCTTACTCGATCCGCTGCTCGATAGCTTAACAAAAGTCTTTAACTTTCTGTTTAGCATACGCAACGAGATATTTGCAATATCCAAATTAGCCGGTGAAAGCATCGGTACGGTCGCGGACACGGTCCTCAAACTGGTGGGTGGAGCTACCGGCGGCGCTAGGCAAACACAACTCGAGGGTGGTGGAGGGGGAGGGCGCACAGGCGTCGGAGCACGCCCTGTAGTAAGCAAAGTAACAAGTGATTTCGGAGCCGATGATGCTCTTAACGCGGCTAAAGCTACAGTCAAATATGTACAGCTTGAGTTTAGCAAAGCCTTCTCAACTGTTTACTTACAAATAAGCACCCTGCTCGAGCGCGTTTCTTCTGCGTTTCTGGCTGTAGGCGGGGGCCTAGCTATGCTGGCCAAGGGCCTGTTAAGCATAAAAATAGAAACGTTTAAGGCATTGATAGGCGCAGTTGAGTCATTATCTCCCGCGCTACTGGTTGCAGCCAAGGGCTTGGGCGCTTTCTTAGCTTTATGGGGCAAGTTCATGGAACTGCCCCTGGTACAAGAGTTAGCCCAGATTGGCGTAGGGATGCGTGCGCTTGAAGCTACGGGTGTTATGGGTTTAGTTAGGAGTGGTTTTATACTTCAAGGTGTTATCTCTAATTGGGGCAAAATTATTGGTTTTGTTACAACACAGTTCAACGCATTGCGTTCGATTATAGGAGGCGTTATTGCTTGGGTCGGACAATTGATAGCCCAAGTTGGTAGAGCAGGTGTTGCGTTACTAACAGCGTGGGCGCCCGCTAGCAAAGCACTACAAGCGTTAAGAGCTGAATTACTGAGTACAGTCGCGCAATTTGAAGTAGTAGGTAGCGCAGCTGAAAAAGCCGGCGGTAAAATAGGAGGGTTTGACACCAACGTCAAAAAAGCAGGAAGTGGCATACTCGGCCTTATAGGTGGCATGATTAAGTTTCAACTAATTATGTTCGCCATCACGGCGGCCATAAGCCTCGCGATGGAGCGGTTCTCCGCTTACAAAGAAGCGCAAGACAAAATAGCAAATGACAAACGCGTACAAGAAGCCATACGCCGACTTGCAACAACTTACAAAGACTTAGGCGAAAACGCAACTGAATCGCAGAAAAGAGCGAAAGCCTTTGAAGAGTCGCTTGTTAATCAGGACTACGACAAAGCTATAGAAAATGTCGAAAAGCTAAAGAAAAAAATTGAAGAACTAAGAGCTACGTTTGAGAAGCCCACCGGATTTAATGCTACGCTGGTGGGCAAAGAGCTTAATAATTTGCTAGCGGCGCTTAACCCTAGCAACTTAGATGTATTGTTTGATTTCTCCAAACCCATAAAAGACGGATTTGGCAATGCGGTCAAAGACGCTGAAATAGAAAAGTTAAAAGCTGCTCAAATCGAAGCAAGCAAAAAAGCACGCGAAGTTGACAAAATTGCCGGCCAAGCGAACGTTGAGCTGGAGGCCCAAAAGCGCGTCGACCTCTCCAAGGAGTACGCCGAACTTCAACGTCAACAACAAAACGACCTCTTCCAGCAGCGCCAAACCCTCGCCCAGAAGGAAGTCGAGATCTTCCGCGCCGCCGGCGAGCTCCGCATCTTCCAGATGGAGCAGGCCAACGCCAAGCTCATCGAGGGCGAAGAAGGCGCCTCCCGCACCGCCCTCGAGGCCCTCAACAATTACCTGTCTGTGCGCGAGAACGGCGAGCTCGAGATCGAAGCCGCCAAGAAGGACATCGCCATTGAGGTGGCCAACCTCGAGAAAACAATCGCCGACTACCGCTTCGAGAACGAAAAGAAGATTGCCGAGATCCGCAAGCGCTCTGGCGAGAACGAGAAGGCTATGGCCGACGCCCAGCGCCAGGCGGCGGGGCAGGCTCCGGTACCGGGCGGCGCCGGACCACTGAGCCAACTAATTGGAGGTGTAGAAAGCTACGGCGGTAATTATGGCGCGTTTAACCGAGGAGGCTCTAACAAAGGTCGCACCGCTCATGGTAGTGGTATAGACCCAAACCTCACCAATATGACTATTGCGGAGATACAGCGTAGGCAGCTAGCTTCCGGTGTACCTAAAAACCAACAGTTACACGCTACTGGTAAGTATCAAATTATAGGCAGCACCCTAAAGAGTTTGATGGCCGGTAACTATGGAGATACTGGTGTTAAACCTACAGACAAGTATTCGCCTGAAAATCAAGAGAAGCTGTTTGCAGCGTTAGCTCGAAACCGCGTTGTACCCGGGAACGAAGCGGCAACAATGAAGGGTCTGCGCCAGGAATGGATAGGCCTGCAAAACGTACCTGACGCAAAGTTACGCTCCGCAGTTCAAGCGCTTATGACAGGTGGCGCTGCCCCCGGTGCCACCGCCGCCGCCCCCACCCCCGCGCTGCAGTCCATCGACGTCGCTGGGCCCAGCATTGCCAAATACGAAGAGGCCGTACGCGGGCTGGCCGGCGCCATGGAGCGCCTGCGCACCCTGCAAGCTGCACTTACCAATGCGCAGACGGCGGCTGCATTTGAAAAGATTGCCGAAGTAGCTTTCCCTAAAGCTGCTATCGAGGGCTACCAGGATTCCCTGTACGAAGCGCAATTAACCTATGACGCTATCGCGGCTAGTTCGGCGGACGCCTTTAACCCCGAGCGCTCAGCCTTAGCTGTACAAACAAACGTACAGATCAACAGGTCGGCTAAAGAGCTCGAGCAGATCATGGTCGAAGTTACCAAGCGCCAAAAGGCAGGACAGCTAACGGCGCAAGAAACAAAGAAAATCATAGAAGGACAAACCAAAGCTCAAGCCGAGTACGTAGCAAGGCTACGGCAAGCAGAGGCTATTCAAGCTACGACGCTAGCAATTAAACAAGCAAGTGAACTAGAACAGTCTCTTAAAGCAGGCACAAAAGCGATCTACGATGACATTGAAGCAATTGAGCGCCGCAACGAACTCACCGTAAGAGGTTATGCACCTGAGGTCATTGAGGCTGAGCTGAATAAGCTGCAAATAGCTAAAGACATAGCAAAGCAAACGGAAACGCTCACCCAACTGCTAACAACTGAGCTCGCTCTGCGCGATAAACTCCAAAAACAGGTTGCCGCAGCTGCTCCGGGAGATAAAGCAAAACTACAAGCAGACTTAGACGCCGCACTAGCCCTGATCAGAACCCTGCAGGCTCAACTAGCCGGCCTACCCGCTGAAGGCGCGGCACGCGGCGCGGCCGAGGACGCCAAAGCCGCCGCGCTGGGCGACAAAGGCACAATCCGAGACCGGCTACAAATAGAAGCTAATAAGGTTAAAAAAGAACTAGAAGCGCTAACCGATCCAGTCAACGCAATCACCAAAGCCGCTGAAGGCATTGGTAACGCATTTAGCACATCCTTCAAAGGCGTCATCAGCGGCAGCATGACTGCCAAAGAAGCCCTGGCGAACTTCTTCACCAGCCTGGCGGACATGTTCCTCGACATGGCAGCGCAAATCATCGCCAAGATGATCACGATGGCCATCCTGAATGCCGTCCTCGGTGTGCTGCCAGGAGGCGGGGGCGGAGCAGGTGGCGGCCTTGCTAGTGGATTTAGCGCAGGCACGGCTTCCGCTATTCCGACAGACGCCGGCGGGTGGGCTCAATCCTTTGCCACCGTGTTGCCCGGCCGTGCCAAAGGTGGCCCCGTATCCAGCGGGCAGACCTACATGGTGGGCGAGCGTGGGCCGGAGCTATTTGTACCCGGCCGCAGTGGCACCATCGTCGCTAACGATAAAATGGGCGCCGGCGACATCAACGTGGTCGTTAACGTGGATGCCAAAGGCAGTAGTGTAGAAGGCAACGACCAAAGCGCTAACCAACTTGGGCGCGTCATCAGCGCTGCAGTACAGTCAGAGCTAATCAAGCAACAACGACCCGGCGGAATCCTGGCACGCTAATGGCTACCTTTCCTTCCATCGCTCCTGTTGTCAATGCTGTTAAAAGCAGTAAACCCGCCATTAAAACTACTAGGTTTGGCGACGGTTACGAACAACGTACAACTTTTGGACTTAATCAAAACCCTAAGGAATGGTCCCTCACTTTTATGGTGAATACGGCTAATGCTGCTACCATTGAAACTTTCCTTGATGCTCGCGCAGCGGATGCAGCTAGTTTTGATTGGACGCCGCCTGATGACACCACTAGTTACAAGTGGAGGTGTGATCAATGGAGTAAAGACTTGCTGGGAGACAGCTTCTTTAAGATTAGTGCTACGTTCAAACAAGTGTTTGAGCCTTAGGGATGAGCGCACCTTCTCCCTGGCAAAGCGTCACTGCGCAAAGCGTTGGTGATGTCGTTCAGGCATTCACTGATCCAGGCACGGGCTTCTTTTTCCGCTGCGTTGCTGCCGGAACCACTGGCAGCGCCGAGCCATTCTGGCCATCGTTTATCGGCAATGAAGTTGTAGATGGCACCGTCACATGGAAGGCGGTATCAATCATCTCCGGCGACTTCCAGGCGCCAGACCCTAGCGCCATCATCGAGCTATTTGAGCTGCAACTGTTCGCTAATATCCACGGCGTTAATGACATCTACCGATTCCATGCTGGCACCAACTTAGTCAACAATGGCGAAGTGGTATGGAAAGGCAATCCATATCTGCGGTTTCCTGTTGAGGCGGATGGCTTTGAATATACCGGACAAGGCACATTGCCACGGCCAAAGATTCGCATCAGCAACATCCTTGGCAGCATCACTGCAATCCTGCTGAGTATGCCGAATGGCCTAGAAGCGGCGAAGGTGACACGCATCCGCACACTGGGGCGCTACCTAGATGCAGCAAACTTCCCAGTTAGTGGCGATATCTTGCTGACAGAAGATGGCGATGCACTGCTGCTGGAGGATGACAGCTCCATATTGCTGGAACCAATCAACCCAACCGAAGATTTTTCCGCTGAGTTCCCGCGTGAGATTTATTATATCGACCGCAAGAGCGCCGAGAATCGTGAGCTAGTAGAGTTCGAGCTGGCCAGTATATTCGATCTTGCCGGTGTCAGGGCACCCAAGCGCCAGTGCATTGCCAACATCTGCCAGTGGGTGTACCGTTCAGCCGAGTGCAGTTACATCGGCACCAACTACTTCGATGCCAACAACAATGCCGTAGGCAGCGCCAGCTTAGATGTATGCGGCAAGCGGCTTAGCAGTTGTCAGGTGCGGTTTGGCGCTAATGCTGAATTGCCATATGGCAGCTTCCCTGGCGTTGGATCGGCAGCATCATGACCTGGCGCGACGCTGCGTTAGCACATGCCAAGGCAGAAGACCCACGGGAGGCGTGTGGGTTGCTGCTGGTGGTGAAAGGCCGTGAGCGGTACTGGCCATGCCGGAACCTAGCCACCAGCCCCGATCAGTTCTTCGCTATGGCGCCTGATGACTGGGCCGCTGCTGAGGACGCAGGCGAGATCATCGCGGTGGTGCATAGCCATCCAGTCACACCGCCTACGCCATCACCTGCAGATCGCGCCGCCTGCGAGGCCAACGGACTCCCTTGGTACATCGTCAACCCCAAGACCGAAGCATGGGGCGACTGCAAGCCGTGCGGCTTTAAGGCGCCGTTAATAGGTCGCCAGTGGGTGTGGGCAGTGCATGACTGCTGGACGCTTGCTCGCGACTGGTATGCCGAGCAAGGCATCATGCTGCGCGACTGGGAGCGTTGCACCGATCCAGATCAGTTCCAGGCGAAGCCATACTTCGATGACTGCTGGAAGCAGACGGGCTTCCGCGAGCTGGAGCAGCACGAAGAGCTGGAGCCTGGCGATCTGCTGTTTATGAGCATCAGCAGCCCCGGCCTTAACCATTGCGCGGTGTATCTAGGCGATCAGATGGTGCTGCATCACATGCAAAGCCGGCTCAGTAGCCGCGACCTTTATGGCGGTTGGCTACTAAAATGTACAGGAAGGAGGTTGCGTCATGCTGCGTAAAATCAAGCTATACGGCAAGCTCGCAAAGTTCATCGGCCACCGCGTGCTCGAAGCGGATGTGGCTACTGCCGCCGAAGCAGTGCGGTTTTTGCTGGCCAACTGGCCCGAGCTAGAGGCGCACATGAGTGACCAGCACTACCGCGTGAGCATCGGCACGTATGACTTGATAGCGGAGGAGTTGCATCACCCGGCTGGCGCGGCGCCTATTAGTTTCGTTCCGGTGGTGGCTGGTGCTGGCGCTGGTGGCAGAATTATTGCGGCCATTGCGTTAATTGCGGCATCATTCTTTTTCCCTGCCGCGGCGCCTGCTGCGGCAGCACTGGTAATTGGAGCAAGTACGTTCACTGCTGTTGGCGCAGCGATATTTTTTGCTGGTGTGAGCTTACTACTTACTGGCGTCGCCCAGCTCCTAACGCCTACGCCAAAGCTCACGCAAGGCGCCGACAGCGAAAGCGACCCACGCAAATCGTATTCCTTCAGCGGCGTGCAGAATACCTCCCGCGCAGGTGTGCCGGTGCCCGTGGTCTATGGCGAAACGCTGGTCGGCAGTGTAGTAATCAGCGCCGGCATTGACATTGTGCAGGTGGCAGCGTGAGTATCTTCGGCGCTGGTGGCATGGGCAAAAGCGGCGGTGGTGGCGGCCGTAAAGCTACAGAAGCCAAGGACAATTTAGACTCAACATCCTATGCAAAGATCATCGAGCTGCTAAGTGAAGGCGAAATCGAAGGCTTTGCTACACCATCAAAACTTGGCCTAACAAAAGGCACCACCGCGTACACCAACGCATCGCTTAAGGATGTCTTTTTCAACAAAACACGACTGCTGCGTGAAGGAGCAAGCAACACGTCGCCGCAGGACGCTGACTTTAACTTCTCAAACGTAAGCCTAGTGCCACGATTTGGCACGCAAGCGCAAGCCTATGTGCCAGGGTTTGATGCAGTTGAAGAGGAAGTGGCGGTAAATGCAGACGTGCTCGAAGGGTTGCCGATTACACGCACCATCAACGACACCAACGTAGATGCGGCGCGGGTCACGATTAACGTGCCGGCACTGCAAACTGTCAACGATACCGGCGACATATCAGGCGCAACAGTACGCCTGCAAATTGCAGTGCAATATAACTCCGGCGGCTTTACGACTGTCATTGATGACACCATATCTGGACGCACCTCCGACCTGTACCAGCGCGATTACGTCGTCAACATTACCGGCGCATTTCCTGTCGATCTGCGCATCACACGCATCACACCAGACAGCACCACCGTAAAACTAAGCAATGCGATCAACTGGTTCAGTTACACAGAGCTGATCTATCAAAAGCTGCGCTATCCCAACAGCGCCTACATCGCGCTGCGGATTGATGCGGAGCAGTTCAATAGCATCCCATCACGCAGCTACCGCATACGCGGTATCAAAGTACGCATCCCCAACAATGCCACCGTAGACATCACCAATGGCCGCCTAACGTATGCCGGTATCTGGTCTGGTGTATTTGGCGCCGCAGCATGGACCACTGATCCTGCTTGGATACTCTGGGACTTGTTGACCAGCTCACGCTTAGGACTGGGTGATCACATCCAAGAATCCACGCTAGATAAATGGAGCTTCTTTCAAGCCAGCAAGTATTGCAATGAGCTGGTGCCAACTGGTATCAGCAGCCCAGCAGCAGAGGCACGCTTTAGCTGCAACGTAAACATCCAAACCCAGGAGGAAGCGTACAAGCTGATCAATGACATGTGCAGCGTGTTCCGCTGTATGCCTTTCTGGGCGGCCGGATCACTCACCGTGATGCAGGATCGCCCGGCGGATTCAACGGCGCTATTCAGTCTGGCAAATGTCAGCACAGAAGGCTTCAGCTATGAAGGCAGCAGCCTTAAGACACGCGCCACGGTTGTCATCGTTAGCTGGCTGAATCTAGAGATTGGCGATATTGACCGCGAAGTAGTTGAAGACTTTGAAGGCATCAGCAAATATGGCGTGGTAACAAAAGAAGTCAGCGCCTTTGCCTGTACCAGCAGATCACAAGCGCATCGTATTGCTCGCTGGTTACTTTACACGGAACGGTATGAAGGCGAAATAGTTGCATTCACCACATCGCTGGAGAATGGCATCATCGTGCGGCCTGGTGCCATCATTGAAATTGCGGATCCAGTGAAAGCTGGCGTGCGCCGCGCTGGCCGCATCAGCAGCGCCACCACGACCGTGTTGACAGTGGACAGCGACGTAGACCTGCCAACCAGCGGGACCGTGAGCGTGGTGCTGCCTGATGGCATCGTTGAAAACCGCACCATTGACAGTGTTGGTGGCACGGCCATAACAGTGACAGCAGCATTCAGCGCAGCGCCGCAGAGTGGTGCAATGTGGCTGGTGGATGAAAGCACGGTGCGCCCGACTACTTGGCGCGTGCTTGGCATCAGCGAACAAGACGGCACCAATTACAGCATCACTGCAATTAGTTATGACGCCGGCAAATATGCCAATGTCGAGAACGGCGAACCGCTGCAGCCGCGTAGCATCTCGGTGCTTAATATCCCGCCCGAAACGCCTACGGATTTAACTTCTGAAGAGTTGTTCTATGTGCTCAATGGTCGCGTTGCAACTAAGTTATCGCTCACATGGAAAGGCGTCCGTGGCGTCAATGAATACCGCGTTAGATGGCGTGAAGCATTCAGCAACTGGACAGAAACTAAGGTGTATGGCCCGCTATATGACATAGAAGATGTAGTAGATAGCAACTATCAAATCGAAGTGTATGCCATCAGCGCTACGCAAATACTGAGCAGCGCACCAGCACAGCTAACTGTTGCCGTGCTAGGCGTTGGAGCAGCGCCGGCCAACGTAACCGGCGTCAGCTTGGTGCCGATCAACGAAAGCACCGCCATCATTCAATGGGACTTGGCGACCAACTTGGATGTGCTGGTCGGCGGTGAAGTGTTAATCCGCCATGACCCACGCCAGCTACCCACTGCAGAGTGGGCCACCAGTAATGCCATCGTGCAATCGGCAGCAGGCAACCAAACCCAGAAGCAAGTGCCGTTGCTAGAAGGCACCTACTTCATCGCATTCCGCGATCAATCTGGCGTGCGCTCACTTGCGCCTGTAGCAATCCCAGCAGTGCTACCCACGCCGCAACCACGGTTGCTGGTGAAGACATGGGCGGAAGAAAACGAGAGCCCGCAGTTCAATGGCGCTGACACCAACTTGGGCTATGACGCTGGCTATGACGCCTTGTTCCTTGACCCTAGCGTGAGCCTAGTAGGCGAATACACCTACGAGGATGCGCTGGACCTGGGGCAGGTGTACGACATAAACGTGCGGCGCCGTCTCGTAAGTGGTGCCGTGACATTTG